CTCTATTCGCAGCTCTATTCGCAGCTCCGTTTGCAGCTCTATTCGCAGCTCGATTCGCAGCTCCATTCGCAGCTCGATTCGCAGCTCGATTCGCAGCTCTATTCGCAGCTCGATTCGCAGCTCCGTTCGCAGCTCTATTCGCGGCTCCGTTCGCAGCTCCGTTCGCAGCTCGATTCGCAGCTCCGTTCGCAGCTCGCTTCGCAGCTCGCAAACTATTTTGCCGCTCAGCACTGGTGTGCCTGGCAAGTCTTCTATGCTTTCTGTGGTGAAATTGGTGTCCGATTTACACCCGACCTGCAAGCCTTGCTTGATCTGTGGCTTCGCCAGTCTCGCGAAATGCACTGGTGGTTTCCCTTCGACGGCATTGTTCTCGCAAGCGAACGGCACACTCAGCTCCACGTCGACGAAGAAGGCCGTCTTCACTCAGGAGAGAGCCTCGCCTGCGGCTACGGCGATGGGTGGGGCGTCTATGCGTGGCACGGCACGGTTGTTTCGGAGCGCGTAATTCTGCAGCCCGATAAGCTCACGCCGCGCGAGATTCTCGACGAGCGCAATTCCGAAGTGCGACGCGTGATGATCGAGCGGTTCGGTCAGGATCGTTTCATGAGCGACGCCGGCGCCAAGGTCCTAGATAAAGGCAATGACGGCGAACTGCTCGCGATCGATCTGCCCGGCGATCCAGACGGCCGCATGGTGGCTCTCCGGCTGCGTTGCCCGTCGACGTCCGCAGTCTATGTGGTCCGCGTGCCGCCCGATCAGCGCGATTACGTTGCGGCGAAGGCGTGGACGTTTGGGCTCACGAAGAGCGAATACGTCTTTGCGAGTGAATCGTGACGCCGGAAGAAATATCGGAGAAGTTCGCCGCGCATGCGAACAGTACGAAAGCTCTGCTGCTAAAAATAGCGAGCGAGGCGCGCGCAGTTGTGCCCGTCTTACTGGATGCACAGCCATGATGGCAGCCGGTATCGAAGGGCGAATATCGGCGCTCACGGCGTCCGCGCTCCAGCTCGGGCGTAAGCGCGTCACGGCAATCACCGCCTCAAAGGTAGAGCGAATGTTCCGTCTGATCGAGGACGGGCGCCTCTGGAGGACAGCGTGATCGGTGCGCTCAGCCCGAAACCGTCAGCGGCGAGCCATATTCACCTGCCGAGCGTACACATTCGCGCGACAGATGGCACGGGGTTCGACTATGAAGAGGATCTTTATATTCAAGATCGCGAGGGGGATCTTCGCGTCGAGCGTGTAATCCGGTTCGCCTTTGTCGAAGGTGAAGAGCCTGTGTTAGTCCGCCAGACGCGCGACGAATTGTGCGCGGAAGAGCTTACGGAGGTCGAGGATAGGCTGCCCGTTCTCATGAATGAGGGAAGCCCGGCAGCGGCAGCATTGATGCAGGAATCCGCGAGCAGGGAATTTGAACGGCAGATTCGTATCACTGCAGCCGAGGAGCAAGTCTGTTCCGGATGTGGATGTTCGGAAACGCGTGCTTGTTCGGGCGGTTGCTCATGGGCAACTGAAACGCTTTGCTCGAAATGCGCCGATATTGACGCGCCGCTGGTCGAAGTCGTGAGCGATGCAGAGGCGACGCGCTTCCTGCGGGCGCGGAGGGCGGCCGTGTAATGCCGCGAGTGTCTGAGCCGCAACGACAACTGGACAGCGTTCTCGACGCGCTGAATTCCGGCGCCCGGACCGCGGGCGAGATCGCCCTGCGAACCAGACCCCACGTGAATGTCGTCTGCACCTACCTGAACGCGCTTGTTACTGGCGGGGCGGCCGAGTATATAGGGAAATTGCAGCATGCCGGGCGTGGGCCGAAGCCGCTGCCTGAGGGCGCGGGATCGGAGTTCCGGGACTGATGCCGATCCGAGCCGATCTGCGGCACTTCTATCGCGGCCTGGCGTGGCGCGCGAGGCGCGAGCGCATCCTCGCGCGCGCGGGCGATTGCTGTGAACAGTGCGGAAAACCCAACCATGCCACGGTCGAAACGCACACAGGGACCTCAATCCTCGGGGGCAACGTAATGTTCTGGCGCGAGACGTGCGGAGCCTGGATACGGGATGACGGCACTCGCGGTTCCATCTCGCCGCGATTCAGCGTAACCGTGCGCGTCGGGCCAGCCCGCACAATCCACGTCGTTCTCACGATTGCCCACCTGAACCATGTTGCCGGCGACGATCGCGATGAAAACCTGAAGGCGCTTTGCCAGTGGTGCCATCTCAACTACGACAAGCTGCATCATCGCAATACGCGCGCCGAGCGCAAGGACCGTAACCGCCCGCTCCTGGCGGTGGCCGTATGAGAATCCTCCTTGCGCTCCTCAGTACGGCGACAGCGACCAGCCAGTGGATGCTCGTCGAGCGCTATGCCGGAATGAGGGCCGATTTGGAAAGCAGGTGTGGCGCGGCGATCGTCGCGCAGATTCAAGTCCCGGAACGACCCCGCAGCGCGATTCCGCTCGCGTGTCTGATGACGCTGATCGCGTTGGCCTCGTGGTGGCTCGCATGGATTAGTGTGAAACACTCCGAAGCCGCTGAGCAGCGCGGGGTCGACGTATGAACCCGGTGCTCGCGATCTTGCTCGTAGCGTTAGGCATAGGCGTATTATTCGCCGGATGCATCATAGTGAACTGTTTGGTATTAAAGCCAGGTACATGCGTTTGGTGCGGGGCGAGACGCGGCGAGGCGCACTCTTACGGCTGTCGCACAGGAGCGAGTGAATGGTGAACTGCCAGTATTGCGAGGAGCCGGTTTCGCCCGGCGAGGTCTTCCCTGACTTTCCGAGCCTGCAGGACGTCCATTGCGAGTGCGCGATACGGATGTTTCTCGGATCCGCCGCGCATCAACTGCGCGAGTGCGCCTGCTTCGGCGGCATGCGGGGCGATCCGCCGGGAATGACGCGCCGCCAGGCCGCGATACTCGCTTATGACACGTACCAGATCACCCGCGCTGAAAGGAAGGTCGCGTGATCACGGCCACGATCGGATTCGAAGCGACGCTGGCGAAAAAGCATTACGAAGTAGTACTGTCCGCAGATATCTTCGGCGACGTCGAGGAGCGCCCACTGTCGTACGAGGCGACGAAAGAGCTGCTGGTGCAGATAGCGGTCGCGATCACCAATCCGGAATATCTTGAGACGCTCGCCCGCGATCTTTCGGCGCCGGCGCCGCCCGAGAAAGCGCCGCCGGCAGCGCAGCTCTCGCTGCCGGCGGTTGCCTCGGGACTAAGGCGCGTCAAATGAGCCCGCGCGCCCCTTCCCCGTCCTGGCCTGACGCGCCGAAATACTGGAACCACGAAACCAGCGGCGAGCTGGCTGCCGTCGTACTCACGTATCTGAGTGAACCGCATCTCATGACGGTGCGAGGCATTGCGCTGATGCGCGCCTATCTCAGCCACTGGGTCCAATCGCCCGCCTGGGATCTGAATCCGGAACATACCGACCGAAGCCGCGCTGCGCTCGCCGATCTGCGCGCCGGCGTGGGGGCGATTGCGAGCGCGGCAGATATCCGGGCGTGGCTGCGTGCTGCCTTAGAAGAAGGGATCGATCCGCTATGAAAGCGCCAATCGACGAAATGTGTATATGAGTATTCATCTGGGCTCGCCCGGTCTAAAGTTACCGCCGGATACGGTCACATCGACGCTGATCGTCTACGGCGGCAAAGGAATGGGTAAGACGACGTTCGGCTCGGTGCTCTGCGAGGAGTTGTATACCAATAAGCAGCGGTTCTCCGTCATCGACCCAATGGGCGTCTGGTGGGGTCTGCGCCACTCGGCCGACGGCAAGGGCGCCGGCATCGAAGTTCTGATTCTCGGTGGCAGGCACGGCGACATGCCGATCGAGCCGACTGGCGGCGCGGTCATTGCGGACCTGGTAGCGGATGAGTCTATCAGCGTCATCATCGATATCTCGCGCAAGCCGGACGGGAAAATGTGGGCGCGCGGTGAACGTGTCAAATTCGTCGCGGATTACTGTACGCGTCTCTATGAACGCCAGGGCGAACGGCGCCGCCCGCTGATGCAGATCATCGATGAAGCCGGCCGCTACGTCCCGGAAGTGATTCGCAAAGAAGAAGCCGACGTCGCCCGCTGCGTCGGCGCCGTGGCGTCGCTCGTCGAAGAAGCCCGCAACGTCGGCGTGGGCGTAACGCTGATTACGCAGCGATCGGCGCGCATGAATAAGGCAGTCTCAGAACTGGCTGATGCGATGTTCGCGTTCCGGACGCTTGGCCCGCGATCGGTGGAATCGATTCTGGACTGGTTCGGGGAGCATGTTCCCAAGGACCGTTGGAAAGAGCTGACAGAGCAGCTACGATCGCTTCCGCGCGGCACGGCGCTGGTCGTTTCACCAGGCTGGCTTGAATTCGAAGGTCGGTCGGCGATCCGGATGCGTCACACATTCGATTCTTCGGCGACCCCGAAAGCCGGCAAGGAACAGCACGCGTCAGGTCCTGGCGCCAAGCCGGATCTGGCGCGTTATCGCGAACGTATGGCTGAGACCATCCAGCGCGCCGAGCAGGACGATCCTGCGTCCCTGCGCCGGAAGATTGCCGAGCTTACGAAGGAGCTTGCGAAACGCGTGCCAACGCCCGCGGCCGGGAACACCAGCATCGATGCTCAGGCGATCGCTAAGGCGCGCGCAGAAGGAGCCCAGGGCGCCAAGCTCGGCATTCGCCGAGCATTAAGCCAATACGAACGGGCGATGGGCGCCAGGATTGAGGGCATCAGGAGCGCCATCACGGCGCTGACGAAACGGACCGAAGAGCTACCGGCCTTCCGTGCCCTCGAGGAGACCGCGGGGCTGCCATTCCCCGCGCCGCAGGCGAGCCACGCGCCCCTTCCTCTGGTTCCACGCCCTGTAACCCGAATGCCGCCGGAAGGACCGGGCGCGCAGACTAGCGACGGGTCGCTTTCGCCTGCGGAACGGCGGCTGCTGATCGCGCTCGCGCAATACCCGCGCGGGCTGACGAAAGAGCGTCTCGCGATTCTGAGCAATCACACGCTGAACGGGACGTTCTATAACCGGCTTGGCGCTCTGCGCACGCGCGGCGCCATAAGCGGGGCCAAGGTCGAGCCGATCACAATCCGTGATGAAGGCCTGCGCATTCTCGGATCGTTCGAAGAGCTTCCCGTCGGTGAGAATCTTCGTAATTACTGGCTGCGAAAAGTGCCGACCGGCGAAGCCAAAATACTGGCGGCGCTTATCGATGTTTATCCCGGAGAGCTTTCGCAGGACATGCTCGCCGAAGCCTCCGGCCACACACTGAATGGCACTTTTTACAATCGGCTCGGCGCGCTTCGCACCAAGGGGCTTGTAACACCGGCGAAGACTACGCCGCGGGCGGCTCATGAGCTTTTCGATGAACACGAAAGGGCGGCTGGCGCATGAGAACTGCAAAGACGAAACGGAGTATGAGATCGATTGCAGCTTTGTGTTTTACGGGTGCTGGGTTATTTCTGACCGGCTGTGATCCAGGTCAAATAAGGCCGTCAGCGTCGACGGTAGTCGAGACTGCAAAGCAGATTCGCTACTTTCACGATCCGAGAACTGACCAGTGTTTCGCCGGAGTTGGACAGCTCGGGAAGACAGCTTGGGCGGAGTAATTTCCCGTTGATTTTTCGGGCGGCGGACCTCGGGGGAGGTGGGCCGCCGGGAACCGGGGCGCGGCGGATCCGCGAAAGCGCGGGATCGAGTCAAGCGATCCCGCGCAAAAAAAATGGGTCGTTACGCGCGTAACCGAAGAGGAAAAGATGCTCTCAATAACATTCCCCTCCCGGATGGCTAACTGAATAGCTGATGCATATTGACATGCATTCGGACGTGCGGCATGCTGCCCGTATGTCCTCCCCTTCACCCTCTCTCGACACTTCAAACTGGCCCACTTTGACTGAAGCCGCAGTGGTCCTCGGCACCAACGAGCGCACGATCCGCCGCTGGATCGAAGCGAAACGACTGCAGGCCGGGACGCGCCCCGTCGTTGGCCGCAAGCCGCTCACAATCATCGAGCCCGAAGGCGTCGAGCGTATGCGCTTCGAACGAATGCCGCCGGTCCTGCTGCGGGACGAAGGCCGCGCGGCATCAAATGATGCTGCCCATCCGGACAGTATGGCGCTCGCGCCGCATGTGCCCGAAAATGCGGGGCACCTCCAGCATTTTCTCGCCGGCGTTCTGCAGGGCTATCCCGTTCAGCGGCCGAAGCCTTGGCTTAATCTGGATGAAGCGGCCGAGTTCAGCGGACTGCCGCGAGGGTGGCTGCTGGCCCGAGCCCGTCTTGGTGCCCAAGGCGCTGTCATAGCGATCAACGTAGGCACCGAAAAGCAACCGCGCTGGCGCTTTAACCGCGAGGCGCTGGCGAAGTGATCCGGGCTCGTCATCAGGACTCGTCCGGACTCGACGCCGCATGCGCCCACGTGCCGCGCCCATGCCGTCCGTATTTCGCTTACCCGGCAGGCCATTCGGCTCCTCCACGAGTTCGATGCGAAGCAAACGGCCCGAGGGCTCGCGGCCGACCGCGCGCGGGTCCTTAGCCGTCTACGGGGGATGCTCGACGATTACCTTATCGAGGAGCAACGCAAAGAGCGGCTCATGGCGGATCTCGAAAAGGCCCGGCGGGAAGCGCCCGCGCGAAAGGTCAGGATCCCTGCGGCTCACGGCGTTGCGTATCGAACGGTGGAGACCTTGCCGCCGGCAATCCATCTTCGGCCAGGGGAACTTCTTCGGATAGTCTTCTTCGGGGCGCAGGACCTCGCCGCGCAACTCTATGAGTTGAGCCAGGCGATGGGGAACGACTGGGCTGCGTTCGAAGCCGCAGTCGAAGAACCGGAGAAGACAAAGGCGGCGGGATCAAAATAAATCCGGTCGAGGCCGCTCCGTTTCTCTTCCATATCCCGACTCACATAACTTGGGGAAACTTCTCCATCTCAAAACCGCGCCGGCGAATCGCGCCGCGCTGATCGATGAGTATGGCGACATCGAGCGGCTGCGTCGCGAGTTTGCGCCGACCGAAAAACGCTACGAGCAGCTTCGCGAGGAAATCAAGTCCTGGTTTGAGGCTTCGCCGGCTGACAAGGAGTTCATCGAGAAGGGCGCTCGATACCAGCTCACCGTATCGATGCGCGCCAACGCGAGGATTGTCGACATCGCGGCGGTCTACAAGAAACTGGGCCTGAAGAAATTCCTCCGCGCCTGCTCGGTCACACTTAAAGCGCTCGCCGAGTTTCTGACTGAACCCGAGATCGATGCGTTGGCGTCATCCGGCCGCACCGGCGCGAGATCCTATGTCTCGACGCCGCTCGGCCTTCCGGCAGTACCGGCATTGGGGCGGCTACCGGGCAATGCGGCTTCAGGTCCGGATAAAGTGCCGGAGGCAGCGTGAGGGCCCCCAAACAGCGCTGCGATAACTGCCCGGCGCGGAATAGCCGCGTCCGCAGGTACACCATTCCCCCCCTAAGAGGGAATTCGACCGAACACAAGCTCCTCTGCCGGGAATGCGCGGAGATACTTGCGCAGATCCTCAGCGAGGAAGCTTCGCGCAACGCTCCTGCTAACCGTGCCCGGGCTGCGGAGCCGCCCGAGGCCGCGTGACGCGGGCGACGCGCCGAAGACGCGACGCCATCGCGTCGGATCCAAAGAACCTCGCTCTTGTAGTGTCGATCGCCCGCGGTGTCCACCGGCGTCTTCCGCCCAGCTTCGATCTGGGGGATTTGATCGGAGTCGGGAACGCCGCGCTCGTCCGTAAGGCGTCGGTCTACGATCCGAGAGCCCACGGCGGAACGCCGTTCTCCGCTTTCGCCCGGCAGGGAATCCGCGGCGCGATCGTCGAAAGCGTTCGCCGAAATAAATATATAGAAAATACCCGCGACTCGATCGACAATCCCGCATCTGCCATCGCGCAGACGCATGCCGATAGTCCAGGCGGCGATCTGAGGTTCGAAACCGACACGGCCCGCGCATTGGCCAGAATGGCCACGCCTCCTCACGTCGAGACCTCGATCGACAGAACGCGCCTGCTGCGCAGCATCTCTCGCGCGATCGCGTATTTGCCTCCGCAGCATCGCGCCCTCCTGTGCATCTGGTACGGCAGAGACGAGCCGGGGACGCAGGAGGTAGCCCGACGCATGGGACTCGCGCTTACGGATGTAAAGGCTCTCCATGGGCTGGCGATCGCGGAACTGCGAGCACTCGTGAATCAGACCGCGCGCCCGCGCGCTGAACAGCCGAAAGCGGCATAAACCGGCATCCGCCGACTAACTCACTAGAACAGCCCTCACATGATCGTTATTGCATACAAGAATCCGCAGGCGGAGACGCCAACTGCCTGTCATGCCGGGCTTGGCGTCACGGCGGCGAATGCCGTCGAGATGCTCATCGAAAACGGAATCGCCGCGGAAATCGCGGCCGTAACGGACGGCTATCTGCTCCGCTCGAAACTACGCGCGAACACATGGCCTGCAATCACGCACTTGGTGCTCTGCGCGCCTTTCTTCGACACGCCGTTTCTGGAATCGCTCTGTCGCGAATTCCCGCGGATCGAGTTCGCCTGCGTCTTTCACTCGAATGTGGGTTTTCTCGGCGTGGATAATTGGTCTACCCAGGTGCTGGGCGAGCAGATCGCGCTCGAAAGCCGTATCAGAAACTTCCGCGTCGCGGCGAACAGCGCAAAGTTCTGCGCAGCGGTAAACCGGGCGCATCAGGCGCCCTGTGCGCTGCTGCCGAATCTCTACTTCCTTCCAGGCCCGATAGAGCGCGTGCGCGCGCCGTGGACGCCGGCCGACGGCGTCCTCCGGATCGGCTCCTTTGGCGCCACGCGGATTCTGAAGAATCTACCCACCGCGGCTTGGGCGGCGAAGATTCTCGGCAACGACCTCGGATGCGCCGTCGAGTTCTGGGTCTCGGGCGGCCGCGAAGAAGGCTCGGGAGCGACTTCGGTAATTGCCAATGCGCGAAAACTCTTCGCCGGATCTGCATCGATTCGGCTGATCGAGGCGCCGTGGGCGCCGTGGCTCGACTTCAGGCGCAATGTAGTACGAAAGATGCACCTTCACCTGCAGGCGTCCTTCACAGAAAGTTTCAACGGATGTGTTGCGGACTCGATCGCGGAAGGCATCCCGTCTGTCGTCAGCCCGGCGATCGACTGGGTACCGGACTCCTGGCGGGCAAACCCGGACGACGCCGTCGAAATCGCTCAGGTCGGAAGATCCCTTCTGCGCGATAAGCGAGCGCCGCGCGACGGCTACAACGCGCTCTCCGGACACAATCGCGAGGCGATCGCATCCTGGAAGGAATTTCTCGCGTGAGTATTTTTACGTCACCGCAATTCGTCGCCTTCATCACGTTTGTCATTACGATGACCGTGTCCTGGTTTATCCGGCGCGACGAATCTATTCGGCAAACGGCCTCGGAATCGGCGCGAATCGCCGAACACGAAAGGCGCATCATCGCCCTCGAAAGGAGCGCTGTAACGCGCCACGAGTTCGATGCGCTCTCAGAACGCCTCGACCATATTCAGACGGACCTGCGCGAGATTCGCTCCTGGATCGAGGGGAGCGCGCGGATCGGCAAATGATCGGTCCCGCGGTAGGCCTGATGGCGTTCCATGATGGAAGTCCCGTTGAGTGTCTATTTAGAGTACGCTTCTCCGATCAGGGCGAGATCTGGCGTGTGAAACCGCTATTCGTTAAAAGCCAGACCGAGCGCGAGGAATTATTTCGCCGCGGCGATCGGCTTACGCCGCTGCATACGCAGAGCCGCTGAAATCCCGTGCCGACTATCTCTACGCCGGAGCAATTTCGTCGTCCAACCGCGGCGCCCGCCGCGACCGGAGGGCGAAAAGCGTACCGCCCCGCGGCTTCTGACGCCTCCCCGGCTTCGTCGTCGCGCTGGTACGCGCTCCGGACGCGAAGCCGCTTCGAATGGAGGGTGCGCAACGCCCTGCGGGAATCGGGCATCGAAGAATTTCTGCCGTCGTACGTCGAAGTCGTGCGCTGGACGGATCGCGTAAAGAATACGCCGCGCGTTCTGTTTCCGAGCTATCTTTTCGCGCGCTTCGCGAGAACGACCGAAGGCGCGGCGGTTTTGTCGATCACCGGAGTGGTCCAGATTTTGGGAAGAGACGAATCAGATTCCATATCGGCCGGCGAGATTGCAAACCTTCGCCGTGCGGCGTCGCTATCGGTTTCACCGTGTCCATATGCGGCAGCTGGTGAAATCGTCACCATCACATCCGGACCCCTTACGGGCATGTCCGGTGTGGTGGTCCGGACCGATGCCGCGTTGAGGCTCGTGATCTCAGTCGAGATGTTTGGTAAGGCCTGTTCGGTCCGGATCGATGCGGCCGATGTCGAGAAGGCGACAGCGAGCTAAATGCCTGAGTCCGAGCGCAATCTCGCAAAAAGACACAGACGCACCCGGGTGTCGAACGAATCCCGGCGACTACAGCAGCGAGAGTTGATGCGGCGCCTACGCGCGGAACGCCTACGCGCGGAACGTGCCCACGTTCCGTTCTGCACCACACTCGATGTCGAATGCATTTTCTTTGAGGCTTCGCGCATACCGGCGCAACCGGCCAATCCGTCACGCTTCTATATGTGGGATGCCGAATGATAACCCTGCTGGAAATTCTGACTTCCAAGATAACGGCTGGGCTCGGAAGCACGGCGATCGTCGGGCTCTTCGCGTCCGCTGAAGTGAATACGGCGCCTGACTCGCTGCCGGCGCTCCGGGACTTTCCGCAATGGCTGTACGGATGGCAACTCCACGCCGCGCGCGTGTTCCTGAATCTGCGCAACCCGGCGCCCCCGGTCTCAACCCGGTTCGAAAGAGGAAATCGATGAAAAACTTATTTATCCTGTTAGTTACCTGCGTTTCCGCGTTCGCCCAGGGCGGCTCCTCGGTTGCGGTTAACGCCAACGTCCAGATTCTGTCGGCGGCCGCCGTGAAGGCCAAGTACGGGCTTGCGTTGCCGAAGGGGATGTGGGCCGGATCCGTCGTCGCGGAAAATATCTCCTCCGGCGCGGTTGTCGTGGGCCAGGGCACCATCCTGAAAGCACTTCGCGATCAGAACTATCCGGCGCTCTCGAGAGCCGATGCCGCGGCAGTCATCCTGCATGCCTCTCACGCCGGCGTGTTCGGATTCATCGTGAACAACGCAGCATTTGGATCCAAGCTGCTGAACGACCTTGAAGGGCTCGTCGTCTCCGGAGCGCTTCATGTTACGCCCGGCGTCGGCGTCATAATCGCCGGCGCGTCGACGGTCGCGGCAAAGCTTTCGCCCGACCTGGTTTCCCAGCTTCAGCAGTTTCAGCAAACCTATGACGCGGATGGCCTTCAAAATCTGCTGCAGCTTTCGCCAGGACAATCGGCGGTCGGCACTGTGATCTTCGACTCGCCTGGCGCGGGCGTGAAATCCATACCGGCTTCGTTCTCCGTTCCGGTATTTGTGGCGGCCGTTCACTGATGCCGCCCATTGACGATCACGATCTACATCGCGCAAGCGATGACGGAATGTCACTTCCGCCGGGACTTGCCGTGAAGCCGACCATCGCCCAGCTCGCCGCCGCGCTCATTGCCGTTTTCGAAGGTCCGGAATGCCTGCAGGCATTTCAGGATGGCGGCGGCATCTGGACAATCGGCCGCGGACACACGCGCGGCGTCGTCGCCGGCATGACGTGCACTCACGCCCAAGCTCTTGCCTGGTTCGCCCAGGATCAAATGCGACTGCTCGCGATGGTCGAAGGCCTGCCGCTATTAGCGGCCGCAGCCTATGTGTCGTTCGGCTATAACTGCGGCTTCGGAGCGCTTCACTTGGTCCTCGATCAACACGACACGATTTCCAACCCGGTGCACACTACAGACCGGCACGGGAACATCGAGAACGGTCTTGTCTCGCGGCGACTACTGGAAAGACTGTTGATCGACGCCGCGTGAAGAAGTTCGCAAAAGTCGTTGGGGGGGGGGCAATTCAATGGCCATTTATCCCTACTCCGCGGTGACTCGATCAAGCTGCTCGCGGATAATGCTCGGTTCGCAAGCGCCTCCGTCGATCTGATCCTCACCGATCCGCCGTGGAATATAACCGAATGCGTTTGGGAGCGTCCGCTCGATCTGGCTGCGATGTTCGCTGGCTTTACGCGCGTTCTCAAGAAGAACGGCGTGCTTCTGATCTTCTCGCAGCTCCCGTTCACTATATCGCTCGCGAATGCCGCAAAAACCGCAGGCATTCCGCTCCGCTATGAGTGGGTCTGGGACAAGAGAAAAGTAACAGGCTATCTAAACGCGAATCGGATACCGCTTCGGCGCCACGAGAGCATTCTCGTCTTCTATCGAGCACTTCCGACCTACAATCCCCAGGGTTTAATCGATTCAGTTCCGAAACGAAGAAGCTCCGACTCCGCCGTCTATCACCGGGTGCGCGCTGGTGCCCAAGGATCGAAGTCCAGATTCCCGACGTCCATCCTTCCCTATCCTCCCGCGCATGGCGCAAAGGCCTGTCAGAAGCCCGTCGAGCTTCTCGAGTATCTGATCCGCACCTATACGCACGAAGGCGAAACCGTGCTTGATGCCTTTCTCGGCACCGGCCAAACTGCCGTCGCAGCATATGCCGCGGGGCGCCGTTTCATCGGCATCGAAATCAACCGCGAGCGCTTTGACGCCGCGTGGGACTTGGCTGCGGATGCGCGCAAAGTCGCCGCGTAAAGCCGGCGTTTTGCGCCGTGCCGACTAATCCTGTGACGGGCGCGTTTTCGCTACCGGAATGTTCCCGGTTATGGGACTCAGACGCGCGTAGCGCATCTGATGAAACCAAGGCGAAAAAATAAACGGGCGGTCAATAAGAAACCCGCCTTTCTCGCGGCGTTCGCCGCTTGCGGATCGATCACCGAGGCCTCTCTCGCGGTGAAGATCGATCGCGGGCTGCATTACAAGTGGCTCAAAGAAGACCCTAAATATTCCCCGCTTTATCAGGCTGCGCTCGAAATGGCTGCTGGGATGCTCAAGGACAGCGCCGTCGATTGGGCGATAAAAGGGATTTTCGAGCCGCTCGTATATCAGGGCGGATTTTGCTACGCCCAGCGCGAGCGGATCCTCTGCACCCTGCCTGATGGGCGTGAGGTCTTCGAAGAGGACCTTCCGCAGCCGATCGGCGACGTGAGAGTGCAAAGCCGGCGCACGATCATCGAATCGTACGGACCACCCCTCGGGATTCACCGTCGATCCGAAGGACTGCTCGGCAAACTCCTGGCGGCATGGGCTCCCGAATTCGGCCCCCGCGTCCAGATAGAGGGCGAAATCGCGATTACCGAACCCGATGACGCCAAACGCGAACTTCTCCGCCTCCTGGCTGGCATCGCTGCCGACCAAGCTGCGCGAAGCGGCGATCGCAAGCCTGAGTAATTCAGCCGCCGAAGCTCTGCGGCGCGACTGGGCAACCTGGGAGCGCCCGAATCAGCGCGCCCCTGAAGGTGACTGGGCAACCTGGCTCATCCTTGCGGGCCGGGGTTTTGGTAAAACCCGCGTGGGCGCTGAAAAGGTGCGCCAGTGGGTCAGGAACTTTTCGCTGGTTAATATCATCGGCGCGACCGCCGATGATGCACGCGACATCATGGTCGAAGGCGAGAGTGGAATTCTCGCAGTTTGCCCGCGGCATGAGCGGCCCCGTTACGTGCCGTCCAAGCGTCGGCTCGAATGGCCCAATGGCGCGCGCTCTCTTATCTTCACGGCCGACGAACCGGAGCGGCTGAGAGGGAAACAGAGTCAAAAACTCTGGCTCGACGAGATCGGGTCATGGCGGAAGCCGGAGGCTTTCGACCAGGCGATGTTTGGCCTGCGACTCGGGGCGCTCCCGCAAGCGATCGTCACGACTACTCCGAAGCCGATTAAGATGATCCGCGAGCTGATCGCGGATCCCGGCACAATCGTCACGCGCGGATCGACTTATGACAATCGCGCAAATCTCGCTCCGGGCTTCTTCGCGCGCATCATCAAGCGCTATGAGGGGACACGACTAGGCCGCCAGGAGCTGAATGCCGAGCTGCTCGACGACGTCGAAGGGGCGCTCTGGTCCGGAAAGCTGATCGAGGATGGCCGTGTCACGAAGGCGCCAGATATGGCGCGAATCGTCGTGGCGATCGACCCCGCGGTAACTACCGGTGAAGATGCCGATGAGACCGGCATAATCGTCGCCGGCAAGGGCGTCGACGGCGACGCATATATCTTCCGTGATCTGAGTTGCCGCCTTACGTCGAACGGCTGGGGAAACCGGGCAGTCAACGCGTATCGGGAGTTTAGCGCGGACCGCATCGTCGCAGAAGTAAACAACGGCGGAGATCTCGTCGAAGACGTAATTCGCCTTATCGACAAGAACGTCTCCTATAAAGCCGTTCATGCCTCGCGCGGCAAAGTTATCCGGGCCGAGCCTATTTCATCGCTCTACGAACAGAAACGCGTTCATCATGTCGGCCTCTTTGGCGAACTGGAAGCGCAGATGTGCACGTTCGCGCCGGATCACCTGGATGGTTCGCCGGACCGCGTCGACGCGCTCGTCTGGGCGCTGACTGAGCTGATGCTCGACAGCGATCCCATTCCGAACGTTCGTTTCTTCAAAATCAGATGAATCTCTTCAACGAAGCGCGCAAGTGGATCGCGACAAAAGCGAATCCGGCAAATCGCGCGCTCATCGTTATGGGGCTTTCAGGCCCCATTTTTACGCAGGCGAACTACGCGGCGATGGCGCGCGAGGGATATGTCCTCAACGCCGACGTCTATGCCTGCATCAACGAGATCACGCGCGCGGCCAAGGGAATCAAATGGCAGCTGTTGTCCGGCGCCGGCGATCGCCGCAAGCCTGTCGAAGATCATGAGCTGCTCGATCTGATCGAGCGACCGAACCCGAAAACGGGGTGGGGAGCGTTCTTCGAGCAGTACATCGGCTATCTCATGATGTCGGGCAACACTTACGTCGTGCGCAACGGCCCGACGAACAAGGCGCCCACGGAATTATGGACGCTGCGCCCTGACCGCATGAAGGTCGATAAGGGCACGGTTCTCGACCCGATCGCGGGATACACGTACAGCGCGGGCGGCACCATGGTCCGGATGCTGCCCGACAATCTCGGCCAGACAGTTCTCCACACGAAGCTCTTTCACCCGCTGGACGATTGGTATGGGCTCTCGCCCCTCGAGGCGGCCTGTCGCAACGTCGACCAATCCAACGAAATCCAGAAGTGGAACGTCGCGCTTATGCAGAACGCCGCGCGGCCATCCGGCGCCCTCGCCACGGACAAAGATCTCAGCCCCGAACAATTCAACCGCCTCGAAGGCGTGCTCAGAGAGAAATTCACCGGAAGCCAGAACGCCGGCATTCCCCTCCTGCTTGAAGGCGGTCTCACATGGCAAAAAATGTCGCTCACGCCGGCGGAGCTGGACTGGCTCGCCGGCGACGAGCGCACCACGCGCAAAATCTGTTCCGCGTTCGGCGTGCCGCCCGAGATGATCGGCGTCAACTCCGGGGGCGCCCTCAACGATTCGAGCTTCATCCAGGCCAGGAAGAAGATGTATCTGGAAACGATTCTTCCGCTGATGGATTTCGTGCGGGATGAATTTAATAACTGGCTCACGCCCCTTTTCGACGACGGGCTGTACCTCGACTACGATCGCGACGATATCGAGGCGATTCAGGAGAACCGCGACATTATCTGGACTCGCGCGTGTACCGCCGTTAAGTCCTCGATTCCGACCGTAAACGAAGGCCGCAAGATGGTCGGGCTCCAGGCTCTCCCCGGGTGGGACGTGATTCTCGTGCCGGCGACAGTGCAGCTGGTCGATGAGAGCGGCAAGGTCGTTCTCGCCGCTTCCGCAGCACCCACCCGAGCGCTGCCGGCGGCCGCGCCTCCGGCAAAGCCAACAGACGGCAATAAATCCCTGCCTATGGATCGGCTCCTCGATGGCGCCGGACACATCGCCGGGTTGCTCAAGTAAATCCGCCCCGGAGATCCCTTGGAATATAAATCGCTTCTCGAAATCAAACACGTCGACGACGCCACCGGCGAGTTTACCGGCTATCTCGCGGTGTTCGGCAACGTCGATTCCGATTCCGACATCCTTGTAAAAGGCGCGTTCAAGGTCTCGCTCGCCAGCGGCCGCACGATCCCCATCCTCTGGCAGCACATCCAGACAGAGCCTATCGGCCTCTTCGTATCGCTGAAGGAAGACGATCATGGGCTGCTCGTTACCGGCAAGCTGGCCATCGACACCGCGCTCGGCGCGCGGGCTTATTCGCTGCTCAAAATGCGGGCGATCAATGGCCTGTCGATCGGCTACAAGGCCATCCAGCAGGAGCGCCTGAAGGGCATCCGCTATCTCCGGGAAGTAAAGCTGTTCGAAGGCTCAATCGTCACTTTCGAAGCAAATACGGAGGCAATCGTGACAGACGTTAAGGCGTCGAAGACGAAGCGCGTCGACGACGAGGACCTGCATTCTTCCGCGTTCGCCTATGTCGGCGATCCCGCGAAGCCCGAGACCTGGAAGCTGCCAATCCATTTCTCGACTCCGGAGCTGAGCGCCGCGCATATTCGGGACGCGCTTGCCCGCTTCGATCAGACCGAAGGCATTCCGGAAGACGAAAAGCCGAAAGTACTCGCGAAGATCCGCGCCGCCGCGGACTCCCACGGAATAAAGGCGGCGCCGTGCGTCGCGGAGACCAAAATGAAGACCTTCAAAGAGACGCTCGCCGCCCACGAACTGCGCAAGGATCTGTCGAACCAGCACTGGATCAACGAGGACGCCAAAGACGACTCGATGGACAGCATTATGTCCGACGCGTCCATGGATAAGGTTGCGAAGAAGGCGGCTATTCGTAAAACGCTTCACGAAGCGGCCGACGCCCATGCGGACCTGATGGATCAGCGCATCGACGCGACTCCTGAAATCGATCCCGACGAAGTGGACGGCGGCAAACACGCCAACGACACCATCGAAGTAAAAGCGGCCCGAAAGAACATGACCGCGGCGATCGCGGCGCACGTCGAAGGCGAGCGCAAGTGCATGAAGGCGATGGACCTGATCCATCAGGCCTCGGAGCTACATACCAAGGGCATCGTGCTCGCTCGGCAGCTTTCCTATGCCGGCATCACGGCGAACGATGACAAGAATGCCGCCGCGGCAGCCGGCGCCAAAGCGGCGACCGCGCTCCTCGAGTCAATCCGCAATACCATCACGAAGCTCGCGGCTTAGAGCTTCTTAAAACTTTTCCCTGCGACCCGGAGATCTCCAGTCGCTTCTCGGCGCGCCCGCGCAGGACGCATCAGCTCAGTAGGTTTCGCACCCACCCGAGCGGCAGCACCACAAATCACCTATTGGAGGTTTTCGAAATGGATTTAAACGTCGAACTACGAACCGCGATCGAGGCTCTCGGCCGCAACTGGGAGGAATTCAAGGCTGCCGACGCGCAGAACAAGAAAGAGCGCGACGGCGCCCTTGAGGCCAAAATCGCCAAGCTGACCGAAGAAATCAGTAAGCAGCATGAAGCGCTGACGGCGATCGAAACGAAACAGAACCGGCCTGCGCTCTCGGGCGATCCCGAAGAGGCAAAGCTTGAGGTCAAGGCTCACGCGCAGTTTTCCCTGGAAATGTCCGGCCGTTCCGCCGGGCGAAGGACGCTGACGACCGACGAATATAAGTCGTTCCGCGAAGTGTTCCCGATCTATCTGCGGCACGACAAAGACGTGATGGATCAGATTCAGGTCAAGGCGCTGTCGCTCGGAGGCGATCCGGAAGGCGGCTATTTCCTGACGCCGCCCGAGATCTCGAACCGCATCACGAAACGCGTGTTCGAAACCACCCCGATGCGCGACATCGCGACCGTGCAGCCGATCGGCGCGCACGAGTTCAAGATTCCGCAGGATCCGAACACAGCCCTCAGCGGCGGCTGGACCGGGGAAACCACCACGCGGACAAACACCGGCACCGCCAACGTCGCGATGAAAACCATCACGGCCTTCGAGCAGTATGCAATGCCGGTCTGCAGCCAACAGCTCCTTGAGGACAGTTTCGTCGACATTGAAGCCTGGTATGCCGACAAAACCGCCGACATCATCGCGCGCACCGAGAACACCGCGTTCGTGAACGGCACCGGGGCCTCCCAGCCGCGTGGTTTCATGACCTATCCCTCGGGCACTAACTGGGGGCAGATCCAGCAGATAGGGTCCGGGACGTCCGGCGAGTTCACATATGCCGGGCTCCTGAATCTGATCACCTCGCTCAAAGAGCCCTACCAGCCGAACGCCAGCTTCGTGACCAAGCGCGCCAACATCGCGAGCGTCATGCTGATTCAGGATGGTAACGGCCGTTACATCTTCCAGCCGATCGTCGGCGGAAACTTCAACAACACGGCGCTGCTCGGATACAACCTGCGTTACGGTAACGATATTCCTGCCGTTGGCGCAGGCACCCTCGCCATGGCGTTCGGCGATTTCAAGCGCGGATATGTGATCGTCGACCGCATCGGGATCAGCGTGCTTCGGGACGCCTACACGGCAAAACCGAACATCCTGTATTACACCCGCAAGCGGACCGGCGGCGACGTCGACGACTTCGACGCGATCAAGCTTCTGGTGCTCACGTAAGCGAAGAGCTTCCCGCGGCGTGCGGGCGTGGCATCACTGCCGAGCCCGCACAAACCCGTTAAACGAACAAGTATTCAAAAAAAAGGAGATCCCAATGGATCGCGATTTAGTCGATATTCTCAAAACGGGACGCGTGCCGAGTGCCGGCGCCGCGTCGCCGACGGCCAATCTGGCGCCCGCCGTTCGCACGGCGACCGTAGCCAGCGCATCGATCAACACAGCCGGCTTCCATGGCTTTCTGGGCGCGTTCTACATCGGAGCGTACGGCGACGCCGCAAGCGGCTCGGTATATGTCGAGGCGGAGCTGCAGGTGAGCGCCGATAACGCCACCTGGATCCCGGCCGCCGACGCGGACATTCTCATGCCTCCGGGCGACGCCGTCCGGACTGCCTTTGGCACGACCGCGGCATCGGGCTGCTTCTTCCAGTCGAAGACGACCGGCGCCGCCGACGTTGCCGGCCTCTATACAGTCGGCTATCTGGGCGCCTATCAATACCTTCGGGTCAACGTGAGATTCACGGCGGCCACGACTGGATGCCCGTGTGCAGTTCTGCTCACGGCCGGCTTCCCGGACTACTCCCCGGTTTCCGGAAACCCGTCCTAGGCGGGTTGAATCGAGAGGGCCGTTTAACGCGGCCCTCCGTTCCAACATCCCATGAGATCTCTGATCATGCTTTCGAGCCGCCAGGGTTCGCCGGACGGCCGGCGGGTCCAGTGGTATATCGAGGGCCGCACGTATGAAGTGACCGAGTCCCTCGCAGCCATCTTTCTGAAAGAAGGCTGGGCGCAGGACGCCGATCTTCCCAGACTCGAACAGTCGAAAGCGGAAATGGCGGCGGCGCACAAACAGGAGTACTCCATCGCTTCCGGAAACGCTCACGACAACCGCCGCAACGGCCGCCGCGCGGATAGAAGCCCGCAAAAGTCGAGCTGATGCTGTCACCGATCCCTTATCGAAAGCTCTCGAAGCAACTCCGCACCGTGCGCCTGCAGGACGCCGCGGCGGAGCCGGTTTCCCTGGCGGATTATCAGCAGTACGTTCGGCAGGCCAATCTCGCCATCCCGCAGGCGGCGTTCGACGTCAAGATCCGCGCGGCCCGGCGCCTATGCGAGAAGCATCTCGGCCAAGCGCTGGTGTCGCAGTGCTTCAACGCCATTATGGATCTGCCGCCCGGGATCATGTCGTCGATCGGATCCGTTCTGGCGCGGTTCGAGGGTTATATCCCGACGGCGATCGAACTACTCTATGCCCCTCTGCGTCAGGTCAGCAGCATCTCTGTCGTGGACGATACCGGGTTCTTGAACGAGTGTCCCTCCTCGATCTACTGGGTCGGGCAGCAGCGCGTTTCCCTGCTCGATACGCAGGTGTGGCCGGATACGCTCGGCAGAGCGTTCGAAACCTTCAACGTCCAATACACTTCCGGCTACGCGATCCCGTTTGTCGCGACCGCATCAAGCGCGGTACTGACGACGGCGCAGCCGCACGGCCTCTCAAACGGATCCACCCAGCGGGCATGGACTACCTCGGACGGAGCGCTCCCCGGGGGCCTTAACCTGGGCGTCGATTATTTCGTGGTCAATGCGACGACATTCACACTGGGACTTTCCGCGACCCTTAACGGGTCGGCGATCAACACAACCAACAAAGGCACCGGGAATGCCTTCCTCGGTGCTATTCCGGAGAACTTTATCCGGGCGATCCTGGCTACCGCTGCCGTCGATTTCTATCCGGAGAAGAAAAAGACGACCCGGTTCGACGTGGCGCAGGCCGGAGCGCTTCCGGATCTCGCCAAGGAACTGCTCAGCCTCGATCGGTGGCTGAATCTGTGATCCAAAAATGTCCGAAGTGCGGCGTCGAATATCTCGGCGCGCCGTCCGATCACGACTGTGAACGGCACGCATGGGCGCGGTCGAAGCCGCAACCGCCGAATACGAACGGCAGGGATGGGCCGCCGATTCTCACCCAGCTCGAGAGGGATGCCATTGGAGGCTAACCAGGGCGTCCCTGACGCGTGGTCTTCGGCTTGGGATGGCGCATGGTCTCCGGAGGCGGACGCCGTGTCCGTCCCGGCGATCGCGCGCAAGGCTGGGCCGCCTGAAGACCCAAAGCTCGCCGACATCTTCGCGAGGCACCAGGATTGGACCGACACGCTCATCGCTCAATTCGAGCGCGCGCTCAAGCCCATGGTGGACGCCGCCACCGAAGGTACACTGGCGAAACTCAAAGCCGCGCTTGCAACGACAGAAGGCGCGATCGATCCGACGGCTGCGAACGATAAGGTTCTCGCCGGCGCGAACGCCCTGTTCATGGATGAACTGAACGCGCAGGGCTATCAGAATCTGCTGTCCGGCTATACGGGTAAATTTTCCGACCAGCTCCCTTACCTGCAGGAGATGCTGAACGCGATCGGCGAGTCACTCGGCCGGGAGCTTCCGGCAATCGACTTCAGCGCCGGAGATCTGAAGATCCTCGGGCGCATCGAAAGCATGACGATCGGCAAGCTCGATCAGATATTCGCCGGCGCGGCCGCCGCCGCCATGAATCGGGCGATGTTTTCGGTTGCGGGACTGCCCTTCGAGCAACTCGTCTCGACCGTGGCGGATCAGATGGGCAAGACGCTCGCCGGCGCACGAACGTGGGCGGATACCGCGGTAAGTACCTGGTATCGAACTGCCGGCAGTCTGGTCTTCGAAGAGATCCAGCAGGACACGCCAGGCGGCGCGCCGCTGAAGTTTCGCTTTTCGGGGCCGTTCGACATCAAGACGCGGGAATTCTGCGCCGAGCTGCTCGCCGAAGGAAAGTCCTACACGCGGGACGAAATCGATCTCATGGATAACGGACAGCTACCTAATGCCTTCGTCAGCGGCGGCGGGTATAACTGCCGGCATCTCTGGATTTTGACCCTGTGACGCCGGGGGCGTTTTCGGCGCTGCCGGCATCTCGATCACTTCGGCCGGGCGACGCGCGACCTCGCGCGCCTCGATGCGGTGCGTCAGTTCGTATCGCCTTCCGCCGATCCTCAGGATCGACCGGCTGAGCTGAATCCCGTCCGGAGGATCAAAGCGCGGCCTTAGGGGCGTGGGCCCGGTTTCGTCGATCGCGCTCAATTCTTCCTCTTTGGGCACTGCGGCAGATGGGCCTGGAGTTCCCGCGCGCCGAACTTAATCCGGCAAAACGGGCAGGGAGCCAGGCGCTTCGGCCGACCAGTTCTGGGCATACCGACATTGTATAACAAAGTCGCCTAACTCCTCAAAATGGATGCAACATTCACCGGCGACGGCGGCGGCGATCCGATCGCCCAGTTTCATCTGGTGATTCGCGAGGCTGCGCCTACGCGCGCCGATCTGCTTTTCGGCGGTAGTTTGCTGATCGCCGGGATCCGCGATCGCACCGTTGCCGGTGTCGATGTCGACGGCAGTCCGTTCGCGCCCTATTCCGAGGATTATGCGAAGCGGAAATCGGGCGCCCTCGGACACGGCCGGGTTGACCTCTTCGGCGCGGATCATCACACGCACATGCTGAATGCGCTTCAGACGGTCGTTGACGGCGACGACTCATTTGGAGTGGGAATTTATGCGAATGACGAGCTCGAGGAGCGGGCGCGGGTGCACAACGAAGGGCTGACGATCCGCACGCGCCTCGGAAGCGGACGCCACAAGCCTAAAAAGGAGGGCAAGGCCAGCTTCGATATGCCTCAGCGGCGATGGCTCGACGCGAATATGTCCGAGGTCCAGAGTGTTAACCAGGCTATCGGCGAACGTATCGACGACCGGCTCAGGCTGCTACTCCAATGACCCCCACTCCCACAGTTCCGGCCCAGCGCTGCAGGGCGGCCATGACGGCTCGCCTGTCGAACGCGACCAACGGATTTAACGCGTTTCTGCCGTCATGTATCGGAGACGCCGAACCGCACCCGTTTGAAATCGATTTCTCGCCGGACTCGCAGAGCTTTCTGAGTGGCAAATATAACATCGTCCAGTTATTCGACGACTCGGAAATTACACTCCCCGCGATCGCTATATATCAGGGCTCTTCGGCACCGGCGACGACACGCGATCGGCTGGTGGGTAACGTGTTCTCGGGCTTTATAAATTTCGGCCTCGACGTTCACCTGATGTCGGCCGAGGGGCAGAGCCAGACCGATTTCGATCTGATGGTTTCCGCTGTGCACGACACGGTGATCAATACGTTCAACGTGATCGGCGCGAGCGAGTATGCGGCGCTACAGATCGTCTGGTCGGGCGATATCGCGATGGGGCAACCCTCGCGGGTGCTCGATGAGGAGACCGGGCAGTATCTGTCGACGCTGCCGTTTCGCCTAAGCTTTTACTGCCCCGTCTGACTGCGCTTCCGCGGCTGCGGGCTCCGGGACCGGCGCTTCGACGACCGGCGCGTTGCTGCTCGGCGGTTCGGTAATGGGAGCTGCTGCCGGCGCCTGATGGGCGCCGGATCTGGCGGCCGGAGCGGGCGCCGACCCGGGAGTGGATTCCGCGGCGGCGGCCTTCAGTAGCCCTTTCCGATAGTCGTGAAACGCCGTTCGCACGGCTACCGTTTTGACTCGGAAGGCCTCCGGCGCGGCTCCATGAATCGAAACTGACGGAAATTCGGCCAGCTCAGCGGCGGTGATGCCGCATTCGGCCCATAAATTCTCGGGAAGAATCAGCGCCGGCGGGGTCTCGGCGATCAGCTTGTCGGCCTCTTCGGGCTCCATCTCGACAACCTGCCCGTATTTGGACAGCTCAGCTCCACGCAGAATGATCTGCGATCCGAAAAATCGATATTCGGCCGTCATATAGGGCCACTCTAACGCCGCGAGGCAGACGCCCGCAGCACAAAAACGAAAAAAGGATAACTCACAATGCCGGTATTTTCATCGTCTCGCGACAGAACGCTCTATGCGCAGGCGCTCACAGCTCCGCGCGCGGTACTCAATTCCGCCGGCGTATGGACCTCTACGGGCGTCCAGAAGGTCCGCTTCAACACTTTCACGCTGAACCCGGCCAACACCGTAAACTCTCCGACTTATAAGACCGGACTGCGCTCGCGTCTTGCCGGCCTTCGCGGGCGCCAGGCCGGCTCGTGGACGCTTCAGAAGCCCTTCTTTCCTTCGGGATCCGCCGGCACGGCGCCCGACGACGATCCGATCCTGAAGTCGATCTTCGGCGCTACCGCGACGATCGTCGCCTCCGTCAGCGCGACTTACAATCTCGTCGACACGCTGAGCTACTTATTCCTGCCGACATACAATAAGACGCCCGGCGCGTCGAGTCCCACCAATTCCTATGTCCTGGGCGGGATCCCTACGGCCTGCAAATTCACCGGCGGTGGGAACTTCCTCGACATGGAGATCACCGGAACGTCGGTCGGCGTCGGCGACTCCGTCAACTTCGCAAGCTATACCGGCAGTGATGCGATCCTGCAGGGCGGTCTGAGCACATACCCGGCCGAGCCATCGCCGACCGTGAATGGCAACGTCATCCCCGGCTTCGGGCTGGGGGCCGGCTTTTCGCTGGGCGGATCCGCGCTGGCGGAAGTGCGCGGAACAGCCGAAGTCTCCATGGACCTCGGTATCGAGGCGATCTCCGACGCCCTCAACGATTCCTACGTCATTGGCTTCATCGGCGGCGAACGCTCGATCGGCTTATCGAACATCACCTGCATCGACTCGGACGGCTCCGTGCTCAACGCGCTGAAGGCGGCCTCGTTCACGAAGACACCGCAGACGATCGTTCTTCAGTTCGGCAACGTCGCCGGCTCGATCGTCACGATCACCCTCAACGACGTCCAGGTCGGCAATATGACCTGGCAGGAGTCGGGCGCCGCGCTGAACATCCAGTTCGGGCAGTCCGGCGCCAATGCCACGACGAGCCTGCTGACCAATGAAATGGTTCTGGCCTGCACATAGGCCGACCTATCCCACAGAGGCATCCTATGAACTTTGCAAAGACTTACTCGTTTGAATCGGTCTCCTATCCCGGCGTCGTCATCACGCTCATGCGCATCGGTCCGAAGCGCCGCGCCGAAATCGAGCTTTCCGTGTCGAAGGCGCGCGCCCGGCAGCGCGAGCTTTCGACCTGGCACGAATCGACAAGACAGACGCTCGTCGCCGTGATCGACGCTTCCCCGAAGGACGCAGAGGGGAAGCCTATTGAGGCGCAGTTACTGCCCGAATCGCTGGCGCTCGCAATGGAGCTGCAGGCGATCGTCGATGAGGCGGAAGCGCTCGTTTGTGCGCAGATTCACCCGGCGTTCGTAAGAGCCGCGCTGAAAGCCTTCGGCGGTCCGGAGGCGCTGACCTATGAAGGCAAACCGGCTACGGCGGAGTTACTCTGCGAGTACGGGCCCGATGAGCTTTTCAATGAAGTCGTTGCGGCCATCACCGGCAACGGCTACATAAACGCCGAGGCCGCGCGAAATTTATCCTCGCCTTCCACTTCCGACGGGCAGGGGGATGGAGAGGCGACGAATACGACTGCGCCCGCTGCGAGTCCCGACGCGAATATCTTACCCGCGGCTGCCTAGCGAAACATCCGGACGAGACGCCGCGGCGCAAGCGGGTTTTCTTGCGCGTGTTGGGCTTTTGGTACGACTACGGGCCCGAACTGCGCGAGTGGTGGCAGGCCGGATATCCGATCCAACTCGAAACAGATAAGGGTCCAAAAACCGCGCACGTCGAAATCGACGGCGTCCGCTCGGCCGAATGCCCGAAATCGGTCATGTTGCGCGATCCGCGCGCGGACGATCTTGTGCAGATATTCGTGCACGCGGAAGGCGTTGGCGCGTCAGCGCTGGGACCCCCCGCAGCGTGGCCTGGCTGGTATTACGACACAGTGAAAATCCTCAAAGATCAGACGGTGCGGGACGAAGCGGCGATCGAGCGCGCGGTCCGCAGAGCTTAAACGGATGGCGTACGACATTAGATTTGATGTAACACAAACCGGCGCGGGAACCATCGACCAGATCACCTCCAAGATGGCGGTGATGAAGGCGCAGATCACCGCTACTGCGCTCGAAATCCGGCAGTCGGCGGCCCGCGTCGCGGATGCACAAAAACAGGTAGAGGCGGGAACGACGGCGCTTTCCGGCGTCCTCGCGAAGGAATGCGCCGAACTGGAAGCGCTGACAGCTAAGCAGCGCGAACAAAAGTCGGCGCTCGACGCGATGAAGGCCGCGACGGACAGCGCGGCAGCATCTGCCAAAAAGCACCAGGCCGCAATCGCGGAACTCGGGGATGCCCACGCGAAGATGGTTCCGCAGGTCGCGGCCGCGAGCGGCGCGATTCGCGTACTCGAAGGCGCGATGCCGATCCGGGCCGTTGAGCGTTTCGCAGTCAATATCCTTGGTCTCGGCCCAATCCTGCAGGCTGCATTTCCGATCATTGGACTGGTCGCATTTGGTGAAATTCTTTCGAGCACGTTCGGAAAATTCGATCCATTCATCCAGGCGGAGAAGAAGCTCGAAGAATCAAATAAAGCTCTCGACAAGTCCTTCGAAGATCTGGGCAAACGAATCGACCGCCTGAATGTAAAGCGGGCGACAGAGCAACTTGGTGCGGCCGCAGGGGCGCAGCTCGCCGCTTACTATGCAGGCCTCTCGGCTGATGAAAAGAACGCCGCAGCCGACGCGAAGCAGCCGCAAGTCGATAAGGCCCGAAAGGACGCAGCTGGATACACAGCTATCGCCAACCTTTTGGCCAAGGCGGCCCCCGGATCGGGTATCTCCGAAATCTACAGGCGCTATGCCGCGGCAAGCGACGACGACGCGCGCCGTCTGAGCGATCAGCAATCCTATCTAAGACAGGAATCGAAAGTTGACGTCACCGAAGCCCAAACGGAGGCCGATACTGCAAAGAAAGAGCAGCAGAAAAGGGCTGCGGAGCAAACCTACGAACGCGTTTCAAAAGCGAATCGCGATTTTGAGGAAAAGCGCCGTACTATCAACTCATTCGGGCTCAGAGCACTGAGTCCCGTCGAGCAGATTTATGCGCGACGCGATGAAGCTGCGCAGAATCTCGGGATCAGAGGATCGGACCGCGACGAGTTGGACGCGAATGCCAACGCGGAGGTCCAGACCGAACTAAAAAAGCAAACCGAAGAGCAGCGTAAATACCCGCTAACGCTGAGTGGTTCCAGACTCCCGGCCACCGGCTATCAATACAAGTCAAAGGCCAATACGCTGGGTCCCGAAGGCGAGAACGATCTCAAGCGGGCTGGGGAAATCGTTCGCTCAAATCTGAAGGACTATAACACCCAGCACAACAAGCAGGTCAGCGAATCGGGTACCGAGGCCGTTCGCGCCAATGCGTCGCAGGGCGCCTTCGCAGATCGCATGACCGGCCTGAACCCGGCACTCAGCGATGCGCAGAAGATCGTCGCGTTAGGACAGCAGGATCTCGCGACAGCGCAGGAAAAATATCGGATCGAACTGGAATCGGCATCGGCGTTGGCGACTGCCGCGGAGCGTGAAGACGCTACGCATAAAGCCGACCTCTCGAACGAGCAGGAACTTCAGAAGATTAAGGAAGAAAATCTCGAACGAATCGCAGAGCTTGAGAATAAGCACATTGAAGAGTTCCGCAGCGTGATCGGCGGTCTCTTCGATGCCGTGACGAGCCGAGCGCCGAACGCGATTACGAACTTCGCGAAGAGTCAGGTCCTGGGCGTCGGGAAAACCATCGTCGAGAACGCGGCTACTACTTATCTGCTGCCGACGCTCACGAAGCTTATTCCTCACGCCTCCGGAGTTCTGAAGAATACCCCCTTCGGCGCGGATCCGCTCAAGACTTCGGCTGCGCCCGCGCTTGTGACGGCTGCACAGCAACTTATGGGCGCGGCGCGCGCTCTTGCGATGTCGCGCTCCGGAGGCGGCGGGGGTTTCGCTGGTGGCGCAGCGGCCTCCGGATCTGCGGGCGTCGATTCTGACGGAAATCCGTTGCCAGGTGGCGATATCGGCGATGGTCTCCCAATGGCGTCCGGGCAGTGGGGATCGACCGGTTCGCCAATCGTTCCTTCGAATGTGAGCGCATCCCCGGCCGGCTTCGGATTCAATACCGGAACGATCGCATCGATCGCCGGTGCGGCTGCCGGGGGCGTCGTTGCTGCGAAGGATTTCGCCACCGGCGGCGTTGGCAAGGACCTGCAGGGCGCTGGCGCCGTCGCCGGTGCGGCCGCCGGCCTCATCCCGCTGTTGGCGACCGTCGTTCCCGCGCTCGCCGGACCCCTGGCTCCTGCGGTAGCCGCCGTCGCTGCGTTTGCGCTTCCAATGATCGGAAGCTTATTCGATGGTCCCCAGCGCCGCGCGAATGCGATCTCGACGGAGCTGGGCGCAGCGCAGTATGTTGCGCCGCAGGCGCTCAACGCGACGCAGGATTCAAGCGGCAATTTCGCCGACTTCGACGTCCGCGGGAATCTCCGGACTTCGAACTTCAGCGCCATTCCGCAGGTGCGCGAGGGATCCACATGGGAGCAGACGCATGGGCTTTTCGGCGGTCCTCCGACCTTCTACAACGTGCCGGGCGGTCAATCGTCCCAATTTGGCGCGACGAAGCCCGCGACGCCATCCATCACGCTCAACGTGAACGCCATCGACACGCAGAGCGGGCTCGATTTTCTCGATAAGAATCACGTCGCCGTGGGCAGGGCGGCCGCCAAGTCCATGCAGAACATTCACGGGGCGTTGACTACCGAAGTGCAGCGCGCGGCGGCCGGGTAAGCCGCATGTCCGCACTCCCGGTGATCCGGGGCACTTCCGCCCTCCTGCATCCGTACAAGATGACGGTGTTGTTCCGGACCGTCGTCGGGCGTTTTCAGAACGGCGCCGAGCAGCGCTCCATCGCGGATCCGGGTGGTCTGATTCAGTTCGACATCCCGTATTCCAAGCTCTCGCAGGCGCAGAAAAATACCCTAAAGAGCTACGTCGCTACGGCGCGGGGCGGTTTCGATACGACCGGCAGTTTGGTACTCGGGGCGATCACCTACACGAACCTTATTCTCGATTCGGACGAATTCAGCTCGATCGAGTCGAAGCCGGCGCAATATGGGGCATCGCTGAAGCTTTCGCAGGTAGTCACGCAAAACTTCTCGCCCGGAACGCCCGGCCTCGCCTTCCCTACCCTCGCGAACGGCTCGATAGGGATGCTGCCCTTTAAGCAGCGCCAGATCTGGCAGACGATGGGCGCGAAGGTCGCGGCGGGCCCGAACTACACAACCCCGGAATTCGGGGGCGGCTTCACCGGGTACCCCTCGACCGGCTTGATGGGCTGGGAAATCGAGGAGCGGATGCTGTCAGATGCCGACGCAGCGACGCTCCTCGCGCACTTCATCGCGAACTGGGGTCGCGCATATTCGTTTCCGTTCACCGGCGAGGACGCGACGACTTACAGCCATGCGAACGGAAACGGGAGCCCGCACTACTCGTCGGATTCGCTGGTTTTCACGCATAACGGGCCGGACGATACGGATGTGAAGATAGCGATCGAACTTACGAATAATTAGCGGCCATGAATCGGTTGCTCGCAAATCGTGGCAGCTCGATCAAAGGATTCCGCATCAAGGACATCCGTCCCGAAGTTAGCCAGCAGCCAATCGCGCCATTCGTTCTGAAGAAGGCGCTGAAGAATTCGCACCGGATTGTCAGAACTTTCCATCGCCCCAGCATCCCATGCCCACGATTGAAGCCTGGAAGGAATCCGGGCTCGTCCAGATCAACGTCGTCCCAAAGCCTCTTGTCCTCTGCCAGATCACGGCCGTCGACGGCGACACCGTTTATCTCACCACCACACCGGAACTGGGAGGTGCCACTCGCGTCTATAACGGCAACACTTACCAGGCGCGCCTGCAGTCGAATCCGATCTCCCAGATCCAGGCACAATCTCCGGAAGGCTATGACATTCCCGGCTCGATCAATCTCGCGATCGCGGACGGCGATAACGCGATCTGGTCGTCGCACGCGAACGCGCACGGATGGCGCGGAGGGACGCTCACTGTCACGTTCGTCCTCTGGGATGCCCCGAGCGACACCTACTCGAGTAACTCCTACGTCTGGACGTTCATTCTCGATAAGCCAAATCTCGACGGTCCGGTAGTCACTGTCGCCGGCCAAGCGCGGCAGAGCATGACGCGCCTCAACGTCCCGAATACGCCGCGTCAAAACCGCTGCTCGCATTCGTTTCCAATGACCGCCGCGCAGCGGCTCGACGGGCTGCTCAACCCGACCTCGCCCTATTATGCGTGCGGCTATTGCCCGAACCCCTCAGCCGACTCCGGAGGCGCCTATATCGGACCCGGCGCCGGCAATCAAGCGACTGCAAATCTGACGAATCCGAACGGCTCGGCCTTAACCGATGCCTCCGGCAACTTCGTTATGTGCGACTTCACGCGCTCATGTGGCTCGCGCAGCTCCACGTCTACCCAGGGATGTATTCCTCGGATGGGGAATTACGCGGGAAACCCAGCCGGCGCAACCGCGTCCGCAGCGGACGGCGATATCACGCGAGACACGTCAGGGCGCGCGACCGCGCGTTTCGACGGCGACACGTATCTTGCGCCCCCTGGCTATTCGGGACGGCAATTCGTCAATCCGAGCGCAGGCAAGATATACGGGTTCAACGTACCGAACCCGCCCACTGGCCAGACCTACTACAACCAGGGTTACGGTGTGCAGTGGGTTGATGCTACAGTCCTCGAGCCCGTCAGCGATGTCAACTCATATCGCGCCGAATGCATCGTCTGCATCGCGCCGATCGGCCCCGTCACTATTATCAAAGTCCTTGTCAATGGCGTCGAAGTCACGTTAAACAACTCCGACGCGCTTTTCACCTACTACATCATCTCGGCCGGCGGCCGCAACGGAGCAGTCAGCCTTGATTCTTCCTACTACCAGGGGACGGGCGATCCACACGGTTCGCTCTGCTGCATCGAGATTGTGGTCCCGTTCGAGTTACAGGCCTCGGGGTCGATCGCGAGCGTCCAGGTCCTCGTGCAGTTTCCGCAGTGCCTCCATGCGATGCCGATCTCCACGTCAGCGTCGAGCGGCGGCAGCTCGGCGACAATCGATTTTCCCGGCGGGATACCGAATAACGACTGCGCCGGCAATCCGCCCTTTTCTGTCTACGTCACCGGGAACAGTTTCATTCCGGACGGGGCTTACGAGCTTTCCGGCCGGACGTCGAGCTCGATCACGCTGGTTGGCTCGTTCGCGACCGGGAGTGGCGCGGGGGGATCCTGCTTCTACTACCCGCTGAACGGCGCGGACGCCGCGATGGTCGACGCGGCCGGCGCGGCGGCGGCTAATCCCGTTTGGGCGCTCATGGACCTCATGACGTGGGGGCCGTTCACCGTTGCCGATTTCGACACCCTCACCTGGTACAACGCGGCGCAGATCTGCGCCGCGCAGATTAACTACGTCGACATCAATAACAATCCGGCGTCGCACGCTCGCTATCGCTGCTCGTTCGTTCTGACTACGGATAAGCGCCAGTCGATGGCCAAGGCGGTGCTGGGCCTGCGAAACTGCGCGGGCATCATTCTGGCGCGGAATCCGATCAACGGCCTGATTCAGTGCTTCATCGAGCAAACTCTCGCCGATCAACAACCGGCCGCGATCCCAGGCTCGAACTACAACACGCCGGTAGCTTCCATCACAGCCGCTGGTATCACATCCGGCATAGTCGGCTACCTGGCTTATCTGTTCGACGGCGCGGGCTCTATCGAAACAGGCACGTTCAAGTTGGGCGGCCGATCCCTTAACGACACGCCGAACACCGTAGCGTTTCCATTCCAGGACAGCGCCAACGTCTGGGTGCAGGACAGCTGCACGACCATCGACCCGAACGGCTATGTCACTTCCGGCAACCAGGAAATTGAGGCGGCGCTGCAGATACTCGGCGTTGAGAACTTCGACCAGGCGACCCGAATGTCGAATCTCGGGCTCGCCAAGTCGCTCTACGGTAATTCGCGCTTCGACGCCGGCGGCACGGAACTGCCGACGTTTCGCACGACGGTAAAGGCGGCGCACCTCGCGAGCCGGGTCGGATTCATCTGCGGCATCATCTATGCGCAAAGGAATCTCTGATGATCCTTGCGCGGCTGCTTTCCGCGACGCCTCAGACGGACGGTGAACATTGGGATCTCGCGTTTCGCTGGCACTATGACGCTTGGCACACCGACGCATATGCGCAGAATCCGGCGCCGTATCAGCGCAATCCTCAGCTGGGGCCCCCGAATCGACCGCCTTATCCGTGGCGTCCCGGTTTCGGCGACGGCGGCTCGATCGCGGAGCTGCAGGGCAAGTTCGGATTCAACCTCAAGATCAATACCGCCAATTCGCCGGTCACGCTCGATATCTCAGGCTTCACGCCGGTCAACACGCCGCCGTCTGGCCCCACGCCTCAAACGCCGCTGCAGGCCACTGTCTCAACTACCGGCGGATCCATTCCTTCGGGAACTTATTTACTGTCGATCTCGGCCGGACCAGCGGGTCCGGTTTCGCAGTATTTCATCACCGCGATCATCCCGGCCGGCACGACGACCGGTTCGATCACCATCTCGGGGGTCGTCTGGCAGGCGGCGGCGGCGGCCGTTACGGTGTTTGCGGGAACCTGCTCATTCAACGTGCATGAGATCTCGTCGCTTTCATGGACCGGATCGAGCAATGACACCTTCGGAAATCCAACTGTCTTCACGATTACGACTATCGATCCGGATGGAGCAGGGCTTCCGGATCCCGCATTCAATTCATTCCTGTTTCAGGTCAAAGACATCGTTCACGGCGGCGTGTGGGGCGCGGCGGCGAACTCCGCAGGAATCACAGGCGGCTTCGCTACGGCGACCTTTACCGGAGTGTCTTGGACCACGAATCAGTGGGCCGGATACACGCTTTCGTCCTATGGCGGCGTTAACGGGGGCTCAGGAGGAGTGGCGCCCTTCGATTGGGTTGTCGCGTCGAATACCGCCAACACGCTGACATTTGTTTCGATCCACGGCCCGACCACCGGCGTTGTGGTCGTGATGCGCGCCAAGGCCGCCAGTATCAGCGCGAATACGATCGGCGATCCGAACTTCGTGAACTCCTTCGGACCGTCGGGCCTGACGGTCAACGCGGAAGCAGGCAACCTGATCCGGATCATCGCCGGCAAGGGCGCTAATCAACCGCCGATCCCGATTCTTTCGAATACAGCGACGGTGTTCACGCTGGCATCGAATTGGGCGATCACGCCCGATTCGACCAGCCAATACATCGTCGAGGCGCCCGCGTGGCGATACTCGATTGCGGGCGACACGATCGTAAACAGCGGCAGCGGCGCGTCTCCTGTGATCGGATCGATTCCGGTCGTTAACTTCGCGTATGGCGCCCTGCTGGTCGAGGTGATCACCGTCGACGCCGGCGGCCGCTGGTCCGCTGAGCGTTACGCGCCAATCCGCGAGGTCTGGGTTCCTCCGACGAACAACTCGGCTGTCAATCCCGGCTATATCCCGGTAACTCCCGTCGCCGGCGTCGTCACAATCGATCTTTCGCTCGGAAAAAACTTCGGGCTGCAGCTGACGTCGGGATCGGCGCCCACGATCGCGCCGCCGATCTTCACCGGCGCGGCCGGCAACGCCACGCAGGACGGCCAGGACTTTTCGCTCTACCTTTTTCAGGACTCCTCCGGCGACCGCGCCGGGCCGCATTTCTCAAACGCCGCGGGCGGCTTCGTCAGTAATACCGAAGCCCAAATTACGGTAGATGGCACGCCGTCGACCGAGACTGCCGTCAACTTCACGCGAAAGAACGGGCTGTTCTCGCTCGACTGGCCCGCACAAACGGCCAAATCAATCACATGATCAAACGACTCGCAACGATCGCTCTGTCTCTTTGCGCCGCGATCTCCGCGCAAACCGGAACGCCGATCAACACGCTGAACATCATCCCGAATGCGACGCACACGGCGGTTGGAAGCGCGCGCTTTTACAACCAGACGCAGACGAACTACAGCGCGCATCAAGCTCCCGCCAGTCTCAGCGCCACGCAGACGATAACCGACTACGTGGTAGGCACAGCCGGATGCGTACAGGATAACGGCTTCGGTTTACAATCGGTCGCCGCGTGCGGTGGTGGCGGCAGCACGGCATTTTCAGCACTCGCCAGCGGCATCAACACGTCCGCAGCCATGATTGTAGGAAGCGGCGCCAGTCTGTCCGCAAGCGGCGCTGGAACGATCGCGGCAACGTCGCTGGTCGCTCCCGCAACAATCTCCGGAACTTCGTCGAGCCCGATTCTTACCCTGACGCAGTCCGGGTCCGGACCCGCGCTTCAGACGAGCGGCGGAAACGTCGGCATCGGAGGAACGCCCTCGTTTTTGCTGGACGTGTTCGGAGCAGAGAACCTGCGCGGCAATTTATCGCTGAGCGCGGATAACGCCTATAACATGTTCGGGCCGTCCCTCGCCCCGGCGGCTCTTTATACGCATCAGATCACCGAGCTTGGTCTGGGCGGTCTGTTCACTGGCACTCTCACTGATCCAGCCGGGAAGTGGTACCTGGCGGGCGACAATTCGACTTATCCGGGTTTGCATTTTGGGCAAGCCGGACTGTTCCGTTATGTGATCAATTCGCAAGGAGATATCCCGCAGACCGGTACGATCAATATAAGTGCCGGAGGTGTGGTCACAACCTCGACCGGTTTTGATCCGTCGTGGGCCGGCGGAAACCTGCTTATCTGCTCTACATCATGCAGCACTTCAAATGGAGCTTTGTACCGAGTATCCAACAGCCCGCTTCCCACCAGCACGACGCTCACCATTGTCGGGTGGGCTGGTGGAGGGGTGTCCGGCTACTCGTACTCCTATACCGCGAACGCCTTTCAGACCAGCACTGGAACGATGGGAGGAACCGGGGCCGGTTATTGGCACGCCCAGGGCTATGAGGCGGCGGGTGGATACTTGGCGAATGTCGGCACGCTTACCGGCTCGGTCACCTGCTCGGGGTCAAACGCGATCTGGAACTCCGGTGTTCAGTTCGACCAGTCGTGGGTTGGCGGCATTATAAGTATAAGCTCCGTAAATCGCCTGATCCTGGCCTTCCTCACGACTACCGAGATCACACTGGACGCGCCCTGCACCTCCGGATCCTACATTTTTGTGCAGTACGGGTTCAGTAATGCAAACCGCTCATTCCACGTGGACAGCGTCGGGGATGCTTTTGCCACTACCCTGACGGCGGGGACCGGGGCTTTGGGCGGGGTGTTGACTTTCAGCTCCGGTGAGCTACTGATCAACAGTTTGACGAGCAGCGTCCCCGCGATGGAAATTATTCAAGGCGGAGTGGGGAGCGGACTGGTAATCAGTGGGGGTTTCGGTCCCGCACTATCGGTTTCGGGAGGTGCCACTAATACATTAGTTGTTACGGGAAATTCCACTTTTTCTGGCTCAATCAGCGTCGGTAGTTGCGCCGGTTGCGGTGGCGGCGTGTCAGCGGGAATCGGCATAACGGTTTCAGGCAGCACGGTTACCCTGAATCAGACGCCGGCCTACGGCACGGCAGCCCTGAACTATTTCACTGGCTCTAATGGTGGGCTGAAGCTGTTCACGAGCGATTTCCAGGGACCGGGTACGACCACACCCACGCCCGGAACGTACGGCGGTAATCAGATTCCGGTGTACAATTCTTCGGGTGGTTATATGGGCTTTATTGCCCTATTCTGAGTAACCCTCAACCCAAAGGCGCACGTCGGCGGCGCCACTCCCCGGCACCGGGCGCGCATATAAAGCCCCGCGCCGACTAACACGACAGAAGATGAAAACACTCACTCTGTCCCTAATTCTTGCCGTCTGCGCGTTCGCGCAGACGAAACCCGCAGCGCCCGCAACGGTTTCTGCGCCGGCTGCGAAATCGGCGTCCGAAAAACCGCACGCGACGACCGATAAACAGCGCGGCGACTTCTTCCTTGAACAATTCAGGTTCTCGCAGACCGAGCTGGCGATCGCGAAAAGCAGAATCGACGCCCTCGAAAAGCTACTGCTCGATCCGCATGTCCAAGCCAGGGAGCGGGCCGGGCAAGCCATCGTGCATGCCTGCCCCGACGCGAAGCTGACCGACGCGGGCGATATTGAATGCCCTCTACCCAAGCCGACAGACGCCAAGGCCGCGGATAAGACTGCAGCGCCGGAAGCGAAAGAGCCGAAATCGGCTCCCCCCAAGTAGCATCTTCGAACAGTTCAAAAGGACCTCAGGTCGATGAAACAAATCATTGGCGCGCTGGCGATCGCGTGCGCGTGCCTCATTGCTCCGCTCCGCGCGCAATCGCCGCCCCCGTGCACCACCCTCAGCGACACGCTGTACAGCATCACGTCCGCGTCGCCCGGTCCGATGACCGGCACGATCGACGTTTCGCAGACCTACAGCAATCCGATCGGCGCGCTGCTCGTCGTTCCGATCACGGCGCGGATCACGGTAGTGGCGGGCGTCGTGAGCTGGTGCGGACCCCCCGGTAATTACGCGGCTTTCTATACGGTTCGGAAGGCGGCTCCGTTGACGGGCAATACGACCTTTACCCGCTACTGGACGATGCCCGGCAGCGGGCCGGTCACCGTGCAGACGATCGAGACCGCGACGCCGCCCACGCCTCCGATTTACACGCTGTCGGTCAGCGCGCCGATTACATATGTTGCGGGCGTCATCGGGATCCCGCCGGCGACCACGGCGCAGTCCGGCTATCTCGCATTCGCCGACTGGAATACTTTCAACGGCAAACAGCCGGCGCTCGGATTCAGCCCCGAGAATGCGGCCAACAAGAGCATTGCGAACGGCTATGCGCCACTTAACGCATCGAGCGACGTTCCGTTGGCGAATCTGCCGACTATTCCGTCCACGCAGACCAGCGGGTTCGCGGCGGTGGCCACCAGTGGCTCGGCTTCCGATCTTCTGGGCGGCACGTTGCCTCACGCCAGGCTACCCGCGCTTTTGTCGGCCGACATTCCCGATAACACCGCAAACACGAGCGGCAACGCCGCGACGGCCACGGCGCTGGCGGTTGCGCCGACGAACTGCGGATCGGGCCTCTACGCCGACGCCATCGCGGCGAACGGAAATCTGACCTGCGCCCCAGTTCAATACGCCCAGCTCGGCGGGAGCGTTCCTGCTATAACGGGCCTTTCGGGCGACGTCAGCGCAACGGGGCCGGGAACTGCCGGCGCAACGGTTAACTTTATCGACGGATCGACCTCGGCGCTGGTTCACGCGGCCGAACTGGACGCCAATGCCGTTCTCGCCGCCGCCGGTGCAACGTCCACGCTGCTGACCGTAGGCGTCGGTGCGTCCAATACCGGAACAGATAAAGCGACAGCCATTGGACCCGGTGCCAATACCGTTTACGCAGGTGGCGTGAATTGCAGCGGAGCCGGTTACGGAAATACAGGCGCGATTGCGATTGGCTATAACGCCAAGGCTGGCTGTAGGAACAGCATCGCAATCAGCGGCGAGGGGTTTGGCCCATCCTTTCCGACTGTCGTGGACGGCGCTGACTCTATAGGCATTGGCTCAGGCAATACGGTCCACAGTATTGATACTGTTATGCTTGCGACCCAGGGAACGGACGCGCCTTTCGGGACGCCGTTCCCGTGTTCTCTCATCGGGAATCATCCCTACTGTACAGCGGCCGGCCAAATCGTCTTTGGTGGTGACCAACCTCAGATTTACGGAGGGTACACCGATCTGTTTCTTGGCCCTCCGGTAACCAACCGGAGCATTGCCGACAGCGTAGTGTCGAACAGCCTCACTGACATGAGCATCAACGCCACCGGAGGCGGTCTGGGGCCGTTCGATGCAGGGAACGCCAATAACGTGTTCGGGAGCAACCTGCACGTTAATGCAGGGAAGAGCACCGGGAATGCCAACGGGGGAACTCTCTTTTTTGCGACCTCTCCGGCCGGGACCTCCGGCTCTACGCCGAATGCACTGGTTAACAGGCTAAGTATCGATTCGTCCGGCATCATCACATTTCTCGGATTCACCGGCAGCGGCAAGGTACCAGTGTGCTCCAACAGCGGCGTAATCTACGCCGGCAGCAACAGCGGGACGCCGTGCCCATAGCAACTCAAGCTATCCCGACCTCATCTTTAGGAGCTTCTCAAAATGAAACTTTACGCAGTCTTGGTGGCCGCGTGCCTTTTCGCGGCAGTTCCGGCGCTGGCTCAGCAAACAGCGAAGCCCGACGCTTTCAGTTCGCACCAGCACGTCCCGCTCGCCGCAGTCCCGACCAGCGCGACGCCCGCGATCGCGCCGAGTTCCGGAGCGGCCGGCGTCACTATCACCTCGATGTATTTCGTCAACACGAATGCGTCAGCGGTCGTGACAGTCACCGTAAGCTGCACAACCGGGGGCGCCGTTCTCGTCGAAGCTGCGATTCCGGGCGTTACGGCCGGCGGCAATAACATTCCCGTTCAGCTACCGGCCGACGGGATCTGGTGCGCCGGCGGCGTCACATGGGTCGCATCGGCGAGCGGCGTGAACGGCACGATCGCGGCGAGGTACTGACAATGAAAAGATTCCTGCCGGCTTTCCTCGCGTTTGCCGCGCTCGCGCTCGGCCAAGGTGGTTCGTTCCCGGCCCCGAGCGGCGGAGGCCTCGGCCCCGTCGTTCTCAGTGGGACGCCTTCCACGGGCCAGGTGCCTACAGCGACAAGCCCCACAGCAGCGACGTGGCAAAGCGTTGGTGGCGCCAGTGTCACTGAATCCACTATCGCCAATTCCGAATACATTGCCGTATCCGGCACGAACACGCTGACGGGCTCGACCACAACCACCTACGCCAGCTTGTCGCCCGGATTTGCGGTCCGCGTTCTCATCGCCAATACGAATACCGGTGCTGTCACGTTCGCGCCTAACTCCATCACGGCGGCCGCAGTCACAAAAGATGGGACTGCGGCGCTCTCCGGAGGCGAGCTCGTCGCCGGGCACATGTATCTATTGCAATGGGATGGCGCCGAGTGGCAGATCACGGCGTACTACCCAAGCGCTGTCGCCGTCACCCAGGGAATATTGGCAGGCACTTACACCAGCGGCATTACCGCCGTAGGGACCTCGACCCAGACCTGCAATCTTGCGCTGGGCGGCGGAGCGACCGCCACGATCGCGCTCACGGGGACCAACGCCATCGCGGCAGGAACGTCGCTCGTCATCAGCGCGGCGGGCAGCAACGTCACGGTGCCCGCCTCCGCCACGGTTACCAGCGGAACGGCCGTATGTTCCGGGACTGCAGTCGTGGCGATCACGAGCGTGTCGAACACATATGGCTCGGTTGCGGGCGCGAACGTCGTAACGCTGACGCTGGGCTCAACCGTCTCATCCGCATCCAACCCGACGGGAGCGGTGACGAACCAGATTTACACCGTGGTCGAAACGCAGGACGCCAACGGTGGGCACACGGCACTTCAGCCATCGGCGTTTTCACACTTCCCGCCCATCTGCCCGGACGCCGCTTCGCTCAACATCATTACCGCCCTGTTCACCGGCGCGACCTATCAGCCTCTTTCCGCCATAAATACCAGCGGGCATGGATGCGTGTCACTGGGCTCCCCGCCTGCCGCTGCGCCGCTGGTCACTACGATGGGATATCCGTTCTATTCGTTCGCCGATCAGGACTTCGAAATGGAGATCAACGGCGGCGGCATAATGAAAGGCTTCCTCGCGGGAGTAGACGTGAATCCGGTAACGGGGCAGCTCACGCTTTCACCTGTCACCTGCGTAAATCAATTCGTCAGCATCATAAGTGCGCGTGGAGTCGGAACATGCAGCTCGATCGGGACGGCCGCATTGCCGGTTTCTCAAATCCGGCGCACCTGCATCTTTGATAACGACACCCAATCTTCAACCGCGCTGACCGCGCCGCAATTCTCCGGGCATTGTCCCATCCCGGCAGCAGCCACCATTGTCGAAGTGGATGTGAGTGGAGGGACTCAGACGCTCTCGGGTACGGCGACTGCTCCAACGTTTACCGGCACAAGTTCCGTTCAGATAGGTAAGCATGGTGGCACCAACAGCACCGGACTTCTCTCGGCCGTACTTGCTACGGTTGCCGGTGTGGCGTGCGCACTTCCTGCGACCTCGGGAACATGTCTCTTCAATAACGCCATGACGAGCAGCTCGACCGTTACCGTTTCCACTACCTCGCTCTCTGCAGGCGACGAGCTGTATGTGTCCGCGGCAAATCCCGACACGGCGCAGACCTGGTACAACGTCACTATCGTCTACACGGTCAACTAATGCTCAAACGCCTGCTTTTTGCGATTATCTGCGTCGTTTTTCCGGCGTGTGCGACCAACACGTTCGGCTCGTTCGTGACGAACGCCTCCGCGTGTTTTCAATCTACGCCCTGTACGGTGACTTTCCCGTCCCTTCCCTCTCAGGCCCAAATTTTCGTCGTTGGTTACATAGGCACCGGAAGCTATACCGGCTTCACAGTTTCGGATAACGTCAACGGCTCTTATACCTGCAACCCTTCGGTGACCACGAGCGGTCGGCTTGCATCAGGCTGTCATCTGCTGAACAGTTCGGCAAGCGGATCTACCGTAACGGTATCGCTGACCCCGACGGGGGGAAGTGGAAATGTCGGCATGGACCTCGGGGTCTGGTATTACACATCGACCTCTGCGATGCGGTTGGATGTATCGGTGCCGGCAAATACCGGAATCGCTTCCGGCAACAGCTTTATCACGCCCTCGATCACTACGTTGGGGTCCGCCGATCTTGTCGTGGCATGGGTTTGGGCGACGGACGGGGCTTCGACCGCCCACCCATTCGCGATTGATTCGTCTTTCACCGTACATCCGACTTCGGGCACTACCAGCGAGGGCGCCGGTGAAATTATGGGCGCCTCGCCCGGCACGTACCAGCCGACGTTTACGAACGCGGGGATCGCCGCCGGCGTTGGCGTTACCGGCATAATCGCCCTCACAAATGTAACCGCGGCATCGATGTCGCATCACGTCAGGTCAAACTGATGAAACTCTGGCTTGCAGTTTTCGCCGCCGCGCCGCTCTTTGCGGTTCCGTGTTCGCCGGCGGGCCCCGACTCCAATTGTCCGGCCGTCATCACCACCACCGGAAACGTGGCCGGTACGGTTCCGCTTGTTTACGCGGCGGCGAACGTCAGCTACTCCAGTATGGGAAACAGCGCGGCCCGCTTGGCGAATTATTCGTATCTTGCCGGAGACACAGTCACCGCGACGGATGGAACAATCTGTCTCGGAGGGCCTGGGGGGGGCGACAACAGCGGAGACAGTGATGGAGATTTTTTGTTCAGCGCGAACGGCGGCGCATCGCTCATCTACCCGCTGCAGCAAGGAATCTGCCGCACAATCATCAGCTATGACTACACAAAATATTCCGGCGGCTTCGGAACGAATGCCCCGTACCCGGCTCCTTTGAGCGATGATGGTTGCCTCCTGCATTGGATCGCGCATGACGCCGGGGTGCTTTTCCCTGGCAATAAGTACGACATCAGGCGCTTCGCGTTTTCGTGGGGCACTCACCTGGCGATGGATAATTCATTTGCAAATTTCTCCTCGACGTGCGAATGGTCGGATCCTTACGCCGTCCGCCTGATGGTCCTGCTGTCGCCGGTATACTGCATCAGTTGCCAGTGGAACGGCACTTACGGGTCCGGTGGTTCTACTCTCGACAGCACTTTCGCTCCAGCCATCAGAGGGGCATTCAGTTGCGCCACAAGCCCGCAGGCATCATGCGTAACAGCGTCGGCGCCTTATGACGCCCGCACCCTTTGGGCCGCAGCCGCAAATCCTGTCCGGATCGCGATGGTGGTAGACGGTTCGACCGACACCGTAACCAATCCGATTTATCAAGGCGCCATGATGACGGCGGATATGGGGGTTCTGAATCTGCCGTACGTGCTGGAACCCGGCGTGCCCCACGGCGGCACTTGCCACACATCGACCACCGTTGCAGTTACCGAGTGCTGGATAGAGCTATGGCGCGGCCTTGCCGACAACGGCACTAACAGCGTCGCCGGCTCCGGATCGGGAATGGGCGGCTCAAGCGGCGGAATCTTTTAGATCGACGTTGTAGCTCCATTCGGCCTGCGCCCCGCGTTCGAAGACGGCTTCAAATGCGGATCGCGGGCCATTTTTGCGTTTAGCGACGCAGCGCGCCGACTATTACAACAGATGGCCGCGAGACGCCGAAAGAAGACTGTTCCCGAATATCTCACCGAAGAGGAAGTCGCGCGCCTCTTCGTCGCGATCGGCAAGGATGTGCGCTCGCAGGCGATTTTCCACGTGATGTATTACCGCGGGCTGCGCGCCTCGGAGATCGGCAAGCTCCGGCTTGAGGACTACCGGGCAGCGGTCGGTCGGCTCTTCGTCAGACGCCTCAAGGGTTCGAACTCCGGAGAGTTTCATCTCACCGAGAGCGAACGCACGGCGCTCAATCGCTGGGTGCGCAAGCGAGGCAAAGACCCGGGCCCGCTTTTCATTTCCCGCAACGGGAAGCCGCTTTCGCGCTGGCCGGTGTTCGCGCTGATGAAGCGTTACTGCGCCGCCGCGGGCATCGCTCCAGAGAAGGCACACCCGCACGCGCTGAAGCACTCCTGCGGCACTCATTTGAGTGCCCGTGCGAACGATGTCGCCGTAATCCAGGATCACTTGGGCCACGTGAATATCCAGAACACGATGATCTACGTGCAGATCACCAACAAGCGCCGCGATCAGTTCGCCGAATCGCTGACCAAAGACGGCTGGGGTTCGCGCTGACCGGCCGCTATTTCCTTCTACTCCGATTCCTTTTGCTCTCTTCCGTGCGCCGTCGCTCGATCCGCGGACGCGGTTGCCGCGACGGCCGGAGGTCATGCTGACCGACGCGTTCAAACGCGGAGCGATGCGGCACATCCAGACGTATCTGGTCGCCGATGCAGAGCGCGGGGTTGAGTGCACGATCCGGAGGCGGTGCGGGTATTCCGCCGCATCGGTCGCTGGAGAGCCGGGTGCGGAATCGGGATCACGCGGAACACGAACGGCTGCGGGTGCGGCGGTGATGATTACCCGTGTACGATGCATGCCCCGCGCGCGCTGGCGCCGCACTAACAATTTGGCATTACTCCGCAGTCGCGCAAATGAGTACGCATGGCGACAACTCCACACCGATAGCCACATCCACGCGGGCAGGCGATCAGTTTACGCGGACGGCCTGCGCCGGGCTGAGCGCCGCCTGTCGGCGTTGAACGCCTTGCGCTCGATATCTGTGCGGCGCGGGACATCAGCCACTCCTCGGATATGTGGTGCCCGCACGGAAGCTGGATACGCGTCATTGTGCCTCGCGCCTCCGGCGCTCCTGATTAGCGACACGCCGCTCGTGACAGGAGGCCGGCCCGTGCTGCGATCGCAGGCCACCGGGCGTCCCGTCAACCCGGATACACGGATAGCCAATCCGCGCTCCGCATTTGGAGCAGTATGCAATGCCGGTCTGCAGCCAACAGCTCCGGATACACGGATAGCCAATCCGCGCTCCGCATTTGGGGCAGTCGATTTCGGCGACCGCCCGCTGCTCTCTATTCCGGCTGGGTCCTACTCCCGGCATTTACACGGCCTCCGAAGGGAAGGTCCGGGCCAATTCTGCATGGACGAAGTCCAGTTCGCGCTGCAACCAAGACCGACCCTCAGCGATAAGAGCGGGCAACTCTGCGGCTCGCGCCATCAGTCTGCGGATAGCCTCTTTGCGCCCACCCAACCGATGAGCGCAGCCCAGTATTTCCGCATCCGACTCGTGTGCCTCTCGGATGATGTCGATGAGGCGCCACCAGCGTTGGTCAGTGTCGCCAGACAAGGCATCGGCAGACCATTGCAGCACGCTGATATGCCCCAGACTATTGCGGTCATTGGCATCAGGCGCGTGGTAGAGATAGGCGATACGGGGTTCTTCGTGTTCGGTTTTCATTATATTGCTCTCCATGACTTAATAATAAATCAATCAGACAGAATAATACAAGAGGAAAAATCAGATTATTTTGGGGTCGCCGCCTGATGTCGCAACTGTCCCGCGGAATGTGCGAACGCAACAGTACGTTGAAAAGCCGCGTTCGAAAGCCGCCCCTAAGTCTTTTGTTTGAATACTTTCGCTTTCTGGAACGCAACAGAATAACTATTCTGTAGCGTTCGAGGCTCTAAGCGTTTTCAATCACTTACGGCGATTGAATATACTCAATCGAGTCAGGAGGCGCGCTTTCCGGGCGATCCGCTCCACGTAATTCCACACTTCCGACCCCCGAAAATTCTTCGCCCCGCGCGGCGCGCGCCAGCGCGAGTGTCAGCCGGACCCGTGGGTTTCCCCAGGATGGTACGAGGCCGAGCTTCACGTAACAGGTCCGGAGCTGCGATTCGGTGGTTCGCTGGTTTTTCCCCAGCAGCTCGGCGATCTCGCCGTCCGTGTAGCCCTGGCTCGCCAGTTGCGCCACGCTCCGCTCGCATGGGGTGAGGTTCACGTTCATTCCGGATCCGAATCCATCAGAACTTCCGGCGCCTCCGCGTTTCGTGCTCCTCGCTGAGCACCAGGCGAACTGCGCTCGTGCTCAATCCAAATACGGCGCCGATCCGTTCCTCCGACGCGCCATCGTTGAACAGTTCTACCATGCAGTCGCCCGGCAGATGAAGAGCGCGCGCGGCCACGTTTTTCCCGCACGTGTTGCAGATGTATGCGGCGCTGAAACCGTCGGCGGTCTGCTGCAGCCCACGCAGCGCCGGATTTCGGATCAGCAGCGCAGTATCGTAGCCGAGCAGCGCGTCGCCGCTGACGCCGAGCGCAAGGCATAGCCGCTCGAGCGTCGAGACTCTCATATCCTGGGCCAAACCGCCTTCGATCACGTTCAGCGTCGACCGGGATATGCCGGCGGCCGCGGCGAGCTCCGTCTGGTTCACCCCGCGCAACTCGCGAAACCTGACGATCCGGCGCGGCAAAACGGCCAGAAATGTAGCACCGACGCGTCTCGCGACCGGTGGGACGGACTGCGCTATTGGCTTTCGAGGCTCCGCGTCCATACCTTCAATGTATGCTTCTTCACAAACAAAACGAGGTTACGGTTCTCGATGCGCCCCGTACCCTGCCGGAGGAAATTTACAGTGCCCTTTCTCACAGTATTCCCGCAATCGCGCGGCGCGTCAAACGACGTTGTCCCATGACGGTCGAGACGGAGGATCTCGAACAGGTCGGGCGCGGCGCTTTATGGCAGGTATGCGCGGCCCTGGAATCTTACGCGAAGATGCGGATCCGCGGCGCCATGCTCGATTCGATTCGCGGCACCGAGTTCCGCGAGGCCGCGCGCGAGCGCGACGCAGTCCGGACCGACGAGCTGCACAGCGATCCGCCCAGCGGATCCGGCTCCGCCACCAGCTGGCGACCGGAGGCCGCGGACCCGTTTCTTACGCGCGCGATCGCGCGGCTCGGCGGCCGCCAGGCAGATGTGATCGAACTGCGTTTTCGGATGGGATGCTCACGGCCGGAGGCTGGAGAACGCATCGGGATCTCGCCGCACGCCGTCGGGCGCGCGGAGCGGGCGGCAATTAAGGCGCTGCGGGGAGTGCTGAAGGCGGCGTGAACACGTTATCGCGGTGTTGTTCCGCCAAGCGTCGCGTTTGGATCCGGCGCAATGACTGGCGGAGGAGGCCCAAGCGATGCCGGGTTTTCGGTATATAGCTCCAAGGCGTTGCAGCCTTTTACTCCCTCCGTCTCCCGAACAGTCAGGTCACTGGCTTTTTTATCTATGGTGGTAAAAAACAAGGCGTGGCATGCGGGCGCGGCTGCCACCATTTTTCTCAGCAGGGTCATTCTGTCGAGCTCCAATCTCAGCGACTTTTCCTGATCCAGCAAGCTCTGTTGTTTCTGCATGAGCACGGAAATCGCCTTCGCATCGTTGGCATTTCGTTCGGCCGCTATAGCCTTAATTACGAGTTGATTTTCTGCTTTGAAGGCGCGGTTGATGTCATCGATCTGCCAGCCGATCCGTTGGATATACATATCGATGGCCCCGATGCGATCCGCCATTCTGAATTTCTGCTCCCACTCGGTCTGGGCCTCTTGTGTCGGCATGTTCTGCGCGGAGGTCGATGAGGCGGACGCCGTGACTATAAGGATCGCGAGCCAGAACTCCTTCATGGGCGACCGATTCATTTCAGCCGTTCAGCTGCTTTCGCGCTACGGACCTTAGCGCTTGCCGCTGCAGCTTTGCGGGCAATCGCAGATCGCTCCTCAGCTGTCAGCTTCTGCATGCGCGCAGCTGCTCCCTTCCTACCGCCGCGTGCGCCTTGCTCGCGGAAGTACTGGAGGGCCGCCTCTGGGATCCGGGACTTGGTAGCCATGCCCAATCAGTCTAGCTTAACCCCCTCCAATAAAATATTCAACTCATGGGGGTTTAGCTATTGACAGCCATAGGGGGTTTAGCTAAGATCTGTTCAGGAGAGAAGATTCCCAATGACCGAAGCCGAATTTAAAAGAGACGATCACGAATACGAGCGCCAGCTCGAACGGCGCGAAGAACTGGAGCGGGAAGACATTTCCCTCGCGCACATAGCGAACTTCTGGGCACGGTCCCAGCGGATCGCGGTGCAGAGCGCCCGCACGCCGCGGGCGATTGAAGAGGGGGTGGCGTAATGGCGAGCAGCATATTGAGGTTGAGCGGCATCGAAGTCGGCACGTCGCAGGTGATCGCGCTGGTCAACCCGGCCGGCAGGATCAAGGAATCGCGGCTGCCCGACAAGCCGAACGACGTCGAGTTCACTTTGGCTGACGGGCGCATCGCCTATTTCCCGATCTTCGTCGCGGATAAGATTCGCGAGGCCGGCGTCCAGGCGCGTGTGCCTTTCGAGCTTACCCGGCTGAGCGCCCACCAGGTGCGAGTCCGCAATATCGGCGTTTCACGCGACTATAGTCCGGAGCTCGAAGCGTCGATCGCGCAGGCCCCCGCGGCCGCGCCGGCGAACACCAGACCGGCTGCAGCGCAGTCCAATCCAAAGATGAGCGCGGCCGCTACCTGCATGATGTCGTCGATGTGCGCCGCCGTCGACGCGGTGATCGAAACCCAGTCATACGCGGCGCGCGTAGGTCTCGGCCTGACGTTCTCGGAAGAAAGCGTCCGGGCGATCGGCCTCTCGATCTACATCGATTCCTGCCGGAACGGTGCGCGATGATCAACCTTTCGATTTCCGTCGCGCCGGTTCCGCAGGGATCCACGCATCGGGCCGTGATTCAGGTCAGCGTCCACGAAGACCCGAATTTCCCGTCGCCGCGGGAAGTGCGTATGCCTGCCTGCTACACCGAGGAGGACTCGATGCGGGATGCGCTGAACTATGTCCAGCAGGAATGGAAACGTCGGCAGCACAGTAAGCTGTTCGGCCCCCAAGGCGGTGAGCGATGAGCGCGGCCGCCGTCGCCGGACCCCAGTTGGCTCTCGTCCCGAAACGCTCACTGTTCGCGCACGTTCGCGAGGTCGAAGATATCGCCGATCTGGTCGACCAGCTCGATCGCGCCGGCGAACTGGATCCGGATACGGCCGAGCTGCTCTCCGCCACTCTCTGCGCCTCGGTCGCCGGCACGAAAGACAAGATCGATCGCAGCTGCGCTGTCGTCGCGGCTTTCGAAGCCGGCGAAGCGGCCGCAGCCGCCGAGCGGGAGCGCCTGGACGCGCGGGCGAAGCGCTTCGCCCGGCTGCGTGAGCGCCTCGAGGCGTATCTGCTCGCCGTGCTGGTCGCATCGAACCTCGATCGCATCGACGGGAACACGTCCTCGATCGCGCGGCGCCGCAATCCGCCGAAGATCGAGATCCTCGACGAGAGCGCGATCCCCTGGGAATTCATGCGGCTGCCGGATCCGCCGCCTCCGCCCGCGGCGGTTCCCGATAAGAGCGCGATCAAAATCGCGCTGAAAGCCGACGCCGCATGCGTTCCGGGCGCGCGCCTGATGCCCGACAACTACCGGCTGGTGAGGAGCTGATTATGGCAGGTCTCTACTTGCCGGATGGTTGCACGCAGGCAGACCTCGACCGCTATTCGGGGTCCGATCAGCCCGATCCGCTCGAGGATGATCCTCCGGAGGTCGAGTGGTGGGACGAGGAGTTAAGACCATGACGAAGACCGCAGTTCAGATCGAGATCGAGACATGCGCGGGATTCCGCCGCGCCATCGACGAACTAGCGAACGTCGCCAGTTCGCGGGGGACGGAAGTACAGAGGTCGGCTAACAGAGCATTCGGGATGCTGGAGGCTACGTTGGAAGCCGAGATCGAGGCATGGAACGCCGAAGACGACAAGACAGAGTTCCCTATCCTGGCGCTCTGCCCCGGTGCCGATTCCTGGGAGCCATGGGCACAGCGGGATAAGTGCGATGTCTATATGACGGCGGCCCATTCGAACGGCCTATGTCCGTGCTGCTTGGCGGCGAAGACCAAGTGGAATGAAGACGAGGTGGAGCGCTGATGCTGCTCGGATTCAAGCGGCAATTCGAACCCTTCGTTATTGAGGGGTCAAAAACGCATACGATCCGCGCCATCCGCAAATATACCCCCATTCCGGGAGAAATTTGCCATTGTTATGGCGACGTTCGCCAGAAGACCATGCATTTGCTCGGTCGATGGCCCTGCGTGCGTTTGCAGGAGATCCGGATTCTCCCGCAGCGGCGCGACGCGGGAGCCGCTTGGGATCTCAGTATTGCGGTCGACGGCGTAAGGCTGAGTCACGACGAAGCTGTGTGGTTCGCGTGGAGGGACGGCTTTCGACCAGACCGCGCGGACGATGCGCTGATCGCGATGGGCTATTGGTGGGTGGAACTGGGGAGGACGACGGTATTCGACAGACACCTGATCCACTGGGATTATTCCCGGCCGGTGGAAAAGCCGCGGAGGCAGAGTTTATGACCGCGCCGGCGGCTCTTGGCGCGGGATCGGCTATCGCCTGCGGACTCTGTGGCGCGCTGTTTGCGCTTCGCGGGATACGGGCGGTTCTCGATGCGTGGCGGGAACGAAGACTGCAGCGGAGGGGGCGATGCGCGGGAAATTGATCGGGTTTCTGGAGCGGTTGGAGCCGAAGCCGCGAATGTTGCTGATCGCGTTCGTGATCGGTAGCGGCTTCGGCATCCTGGGTTTTTGCCTTGCTTGGCTGAGCTTACGTGGTTGA